ACAATTTCCTTCTCTAATATCCTTTAACTGAAAAAAAGCATCAATGTATCTTCCTGATTCGATTAATACTTGTAGAGAAACCAAAGAGGAATTTAAAGAAATAAAATCATTTATTAAGTCTTTAATATCATCTAATGGTAAAAATGATTTATTACATTTTTTACATATTAAGTTTTCTAATTCATGTTCACACTTATTCATACTTATCCCTTTCTAGCTGTTGTACTTTTTCTTGTAATTCTATTACTATATTATTCAATTCACATACTTGATCTCTCAAAATAAAGTATCCGCTATTATTATCATAAGGTACTTTGTTCCCGTTTTCATTATAATAGTAATAATCATCATCACTATGTTGATAAATATGATCATTCATAATAAAAACTCATTCCATTCTTTAGGATGTTTTATTGGTAATGTAAAAAAATAATTACTAGGTTTTGGTTTTCTTAGTAATTTCATATTTACTTCTTCTATTTTTTTATTACCCTTTTTTAAGTTACATGTTTTACATGAACATACACAATTATTCCAGCTAGTTTCTCCATTTTTACATTCAGGTATTATATGATCTATTGTGTTTCCAGATTTGCCACAATATTGACATATATAATTATCTCTTATTAGTATTTTTCTTCTAGATACATTATTATTTTTAAATTTTTGATTTATATAATATTTCATTCTAACTATAGATGGTACTCCATAACATGTATCAACTGTAGATATAGTATCCTGAGCATCATTTAATAAATCTATTTTATCTTTCATGGCTAATATTATAAATCTTCTAGTATTTATAATATTAATGGGAGTATAATCATAATTCAATAATAATATATTACTCTTCATCTTCTAATAATCTTTCTAAAGAGTCTGCTTCAACAATATTTCCTGAATAATTTACAAAAACTTTATCTTTTGTTTTAGATTTCTTAGTATTTTCTGTATCCTCTTCATACATATTATCCATTTTGTTTTCTATTTTTTTTCTTTTCTGTTCAATTTTATTTTTAAGTTTTTTAGCTTTTTTACTATCAAATTTTATTTCTGGTTTTTTGATATCATTAGGATCGTGAACTATTGGGTCAACCTTATTAACATTTCCGCCTGAATTTACATAAAAACCATCTTTCATTATTATCTCCTTTATTTCTCTATAATATTTATTGATTTTACTTTTATTAGTTTTCTAATATTTTCCATTATTATAAATTTCTTATTGTTACATTCTCTACATTTACATTGTACTGTTTTTTGATTTCAATTTTTATAATTTATTTAACATTTCATGAAACTTATTCTCTATTCTTTTTATTAGTTCTTTATCTCTACAAACCATATTACATCTATTACATTTAACTTCAAAATAATCAAAATCTACATATAAAACAGATCCTCGTGGAAAGCCTGTTTTTTTATCTATATCATATTTTTTATCATTACCTATAACATACTTTTGTTTTTGTTTTTCAATAGTTTGTATAATATGATATATTCCCAAACTATCTCCACAATCACTACAAGTAAATTTTTCGCTACTTATTATTTTATCCTGTTTTTCAATTTCATCCATAATTTCATCATATCTCTTATCATCAAAAGGAATTAATCCAAATGAATAAATAGTATCTTTATCAGTTACTGGAAGACCATTTTCTTTATTATATTCCAATATTCCTTCATTTACATCACAGTCATTAATAAATATACTATCTTCTGTAACTTTTTGAATAGTTTTTATTATAGGATATTGAGAAAATAGAAACAATACTGCATCACCAGGTTTAGCATCTTTAAACATTATTTTTTAATCCTTCTATACTTTAATATAATATTTCATATATTCTTCTTTGGGAATCTCTTTATAATTAACTGATGAATTTTCATATTTTCCAACCACAACTAATTCTGTTTTATTACTTTCAGCTACTAGGCATTTTCCCCACATATAAGTAACTAGTTCACCACATATATAAATTTTATTTCCCGTTGTATGTTCATAATATTTACCTATTTCAAACTTAATAGGAATATTAATTTTATCAAAAACATCTAACAAACTATCAACCTTAATAAATGCTTCGGGATAGCGATACATAATATGACTTTCATCACTATTTTTAAACATCCAATGATCTCTATAAACAAAATTATCTAATTCTTCTAAAAAGTTTCCATACCATTCTTCCTCTTCAAAATTATCTCTGAATAAAACAAATAGCTTTTTATTGGATAAATATTGTATATTATAATAATAATCTTTCATATTCTCTGAAAACCCAGTACATGAATATTTTTTCATTCTATTTTTATTTTTGATTACTAAATAGAATTCTTTCTCCTGATATTTACATAAATAGTATTTCATGTTTTGATATAATTTAGATTCTATACTAATTCCATAATAAATTGCGTGATCTAAAAATTCTTCTATTGTCATATTATTCTCTCCTTATTCTTAATACTCCGTCATCATTTTTTTCATAAAAGATTTTATCACATCTTATACAACAATAACATCTATTATCATTATTATCGATTAATATTGATAAATCATGATATCCTATATAACATAAAAACTTCTCAAATAGATAGATAGTTCTTATATATAATTTCAAATATATAATCATTTCAAATATTCCTATTTTTTATATTTCTATTATATAATATTTCAAAAATAAAGTCAAGTCATCAACACTAATGATCAACAAAACCATCCTCAAAAATATTGTTAGAATTTCTAATTATTGTTCCTCTTTTCATCTCTTGAGGAAAAGAATACCAATCAATATTATATTTTTCATTAATTTCTGAAATAACATCTGAGCTTGATTTTCCAATCATTTCTTTATGGGAAAAAAATAATCTTCCCAGAGATGACTTACTGTTTCTTAAAGCATCTACTCTTCTATAAGTAAGAAAAGATCTTGTTTCTTCTTCATCTTCTAGTTGAAAAACCTTACAATCGAAAACACATTCTGAATCTTTAACACTAACTCTAATTCCAGAAGGATAGTAATCATATTTATCAATACTTATTTTACCTTTATTTATAATTCCAGTACCATAACGATCATATTTAATATTATCCACTCTAGATCCATTATATATTTTCTTTAAAATATTAACAATATTAACAATATCTTCCTTAATCTCAAGAGATAATAAATTTTCTTGTTTCATTGGATTAGTTAAGTTAATCCATAAAAGATAATTAGAAACATATAATGATAACTTACTTGAAAATACAGATAAATATTTAGTAACTCTCCCACTAAAAGGTAATTCTGTCTCTTTGTTTTTCATAGGAGGAATAATAATAGTAATTTCATCTGATTGGTGATAAATAGTTGACCATAGATTACCAAAATATTCATCAACTAGTTTTTGAGTTCCTTTAATAATACAATCATGTAAAAAAGGATCATAATAATCTAAGAAGTTTTTAGTGAAATTATGAAAACTATTACCATCAAACCATAAAATTGTATATAATGATTTATCTAAATATTTATCATAATCTTTGATAACAGATTTAAAATAATCTGATTTGTTTTCCATTATATCCTCCAGCAGGAACGATGGGACTCGAACCCACAACATTCAGTTTTGGAGACTGATGCTCTAGCCAGTTGAGCTACGTCCCTGTAATCTATTATTTTGGAATTACTATTAAGCTTATATCAACTATTGTTGGTTTATTGATATTTAAAAATATATCTAATGATTGTATTCCTTTAACTTGCTCTCCGTTAATTATTACTTTAGTTCCATTAGATGTTCCATCTCCTATAATTTCAACATTATTACCTTTCATCTCAATATAAAAGGTGTTGAATTCTGAACTTATTTCTCTTTTCTCATAATAAAGTTTATTATCTCCTATTTGATTTTCCATTTTATTACCTCCTATTCTATTATATAATATATTTTGTAAGCTTGAAGTCCTAAACGTTATGATTATATCCTTCCAATGATATATGGATATTTCCCCATGATAATATAACAATATGTTGTTCAAAATATATTTGATATTTTGAAGTATCCTGATAAAATCTACGAATTCGATTATACATTTCACATATAAAATAATTAGGCAAAGAAACCATCATTCCATTTTGAAACATACAAGAAACAGATAAATTTTCATCTGCTATATCTAAAGAATTTCTAACCCATAAAGAATTATTACTCTTCTTTGTTTCTTGAGTTTTTGTTTTTATCATTATTGTCTCCTAAATCATCAAATATTACATTTACTTGTTCTTTTAATATTCTTAATATTTCTTTAGCGACATTTCTTATCTCCCATTGAGCATCTTTAGCTAATCTCTGACTCAAAAAATGTCTCAGCTCTCTGAAATTCATAGTCATAACTAATTTTGTTTCTATTCCTGGAGGGAGACAAAATCTTGCATCTTCTTTAGGAATCCCATTATTAATCATTTCATCATAAAGCTCTTTTCCATCCATCATCCATTTTACAAATCTATTTATAAATTTACTATCTTTAATTGTTACTGGAATAATATAATTAAAACCATCTTCTTTTGTAAACCTTTGAGATCTTTGGGAAAATGAGCATATTCTATACCTAGTAAGCTGTTGTGAAGATATTCGGCTAAAACCTTCAATTAAAAAAGTGGCGCAACAATGTTCTATAATAGATTCATGTCCTGCTTCTATTCTTTTTTTTATAAAACTATTTCTTTTATCCTGGTTACCTTTCTTACTATTATAACATATTCTTCCTGCTTCCTCTATTAAATCTAAAGCATTAGGTGTTATAGATAATAATTCTACATTTAAATTAACTTCCATATTATCTCCTTATTCATTTATAAGTCTGATCATACAAACATATCATCTCTAATAAACATTCTCTATTATTTTTCTCTGGATTATTTTTAACTTCTTCAAGTAATGTTTTTAATATTTCTCCAACTATTTTAGACGGTTTAATATTTAATATTTCTATAACATCTTTACCATTTATTGCAAGATCTTTTATAGTAAAAGATTCATCCTCTTCTATTATTTCTGACATAATATCTAACATTTTTCTTGTTTTTTTAAGATCTGATATTGAATCATTTTTAGATCCCATAATATCCGCAATTCTTAATTTTATAAGATTTACTATATTATTTTTACCAACTCTTTTTATTAGTTTTTTAACTGTTTTTTTATTCATATCGAAAGGAAACATATGATCTTCTACTAATATTCTTACATTGTAAATTATATTCTCATTATATTCTAATCTTTCCATTATTTTTTGTATCATTTTTCCACTTTCTACTTCATGCTGATAAAAATGACAATTAATATCATCAAACTTTTTACCACAATGAAAAGGTCTATCCAAATACTTTTTATCACAATCAGGACAATGATAAGTTTTTACCTTTGGTTTTCCTATATCATGAAACAATGCGGCAAGTTTTAGTATTAAATCTTTTTCGCAAGACATTACTACATCCATAATGTGACCAAAAACATTTTTAGAGTGATATTTGTTTTGATTACATTTAACACAATCTCTTAATTCTGGAACTAAAATAATTAAATTATTATAATTAAAAAGAGGGTTATCTGACATTATAATTTCATTTAAGAAGGTCTTTTTCATATTGATATCCCTTATATATTAAGTTAATCTTAATGGTCATCCATCTTGTTTTATCCATATTATAAACATGAAAATAAATATCACATAATAATAGTATTTTATAAATATTTTTTGCAAGTTTCTTTAAAATATTTGAAATCATTTTCGAATAAAACCTTTCTCTCTTTACTATATATTCCAGAAGCTGGATGTAACATTACAAAAACATTTTTACCCATAAATTTTTTCCATGTTCCTCTATATTGCATTATCTCTTTTGTTTCACCAGATATAAAGTCTAAAGCCGATGATCCCATTGTTATTATTATTTTAGGATCCATTATTGATATTATTTTCAATCCATAATTAACTCTACATTTTCTTATTTCTTCTTCTTTAGGCTTTCTGTTTTTCGGAGTATAGCAAAAAATAGAATTCATTATTAAATAATCTTTTTCTCTCAATCCTGATTCTTCTAGTAATTTATTTAATATTTTTCCAGATTTACCAATAAAAGGCTTTCCTTGGATAACTTCATCTTTTCCAGGATTTTGACCAATAACTAAGATTTTTGAATTGACTCCTCCTCTAATAAAAACATGAGGATTATTTTCTCCTATTGTAGAATTAATATTACATTTATAACAATTTTTAACTTTATCCCAAAGATCTTTCATTATTTTTAATTTGTTTATCATTATTTACCTTCAAGAATATTAAATATTTCTTTTAAGTTTTTTATTTTATAAAATCTTTCACTATCCTCAATATATTTAATATCTGTACAGATACTAAATAACCATGGTTCGGATTCAAAATATATAGCCTTTTTTAGTCCCAATTTTATAGCAGGATATATGTCAGATCTTAAACTATCTCCAATAATTGACGTAATAGCATGATCTCCCACAAAATCTAAAATCTTTTTCCATGTTTTTATATTTTTATCTTTGGTAATGAAAATATTAGAAAGATTGAAAAACCTGAACAAATTAGCTTTTATTATTTTTTCATATTGAATATCATAAGAACCCATTGTAAATAGATACATATTATATTTATCTTTTAGATAATCTAAAACTTCTTCAGCATAATCTATAAAAATTATATCATTCCTAAAACAAGATAATGCATTATTTTTTATTGATTTAATACTATTTTCATTTGGTAAAATATTTTTTTCATTACATATAGTTTTGTATGTTTTGATCCATGAATTAGAAAATCTATTTTTATTTCCAAATCCTTTTTTTATACAATCTTCAGTATCTATTTTTGAATGTTTAATATCTATTTCCTGAATTGACATGGTATGTGGTATAATAGATTCGAGAATGGTAGTAATACACTTAGATGATGCTATTCGATATTTATAAAGAGTATGTATTATTGTTCCATCTAGATCCCAAATTAATGTTTCCATTATATTATCCCTTATCTTATATTTCTTATTTTCCATGATATGAAATCAATATAATCACATATATTGAAGACTATATAACCTAACCAAATATATATGTTTGATAAACATCCAAAAACAATACTCAAAACAAATACAACAATATTACATTTCATTAATAAATCAATCATAGAAAATAAGCATTGAATAAAGAATACTATTATTTTTTCCATTATTTATCTTCTTTTATTTTCAGAAATAGTTCAGTTTTTATACATATCCACTGATCAAATATTTTGTTATTTTTTATAAAATTAACCATAACAACTTCTCTAATAGATTCTTCTTTAAATAAATCATTATTTATAGTAAATCCACTATTGTTTCTAGTATTTTCTTCTTTATATATTAAAAGATCTTTGATTTTTTCCTCTCCTATTTCTGATATTTCAATAAAATCATTTTTTTTCATTAATATATAGTCTTTATCTTGAACTGTTATAAATATTAATGGTTTTTTAAACCTAGAAAAAGACTCCTCGGATATCTTGTTTATTAATTTTCTACTTATTGTATATTTTTCATTATCAGTAGTTTTTGCTTCTAGTATAAAATCATCATCTTTTAAATCACCTTTTGAAAACCATATAGATCCAGAACTTATGGTTTTACACATATCTAGTAATTTAGATATTTTATTTTCTTGTTTTTGGGATTTATTTTTATTATTCAATTATTCCATCTACCATTATTGTGAGATTACCTGAAGGTTTTATAATATTATTTAATAAAACTATTTTTTCATTATTAAGTGATCTTATAATAGATTTTTCTATAATATTATAGGATAGATAAGGAATGCTATCCTTAATATCTTTTATTAACTCTTCTCTAACAATTCCTTCATCTGGAATATGAAACAGAATCTCTCTTGAGTTTAATAATTCACACATATTTTCTCCCTTTTATTTCTATTATTATAACTTAACTTATTTAGAAAGTCAAGTCCTCTAGAATAAAGTAGGTAGTTTCAAAATTAAGGAAAAAAGACCATATATTGCAAGAAAAAATACAATAATTATTCCGATTAATAATAATATGCTTTGTCCTATGCCCCTAATAAAATCACTAAGATTACCCATTATTTTTATCTCCTGGTTTAATATTTTCTTCCATGTTTATATGGTCTGGTTTTGAAATACTCCATTGTTTTTTTCAATATTTCTTCAAAGGTATTATCTTTGGTTAAAATCATAGATTTATCAGCTTCTTCTTCTAACCATGCTATAAAATCAAAAAGCCTAATAGTTGTGTCTGCAAGTTCCCCCATAATATCTTCATAACTATGATTCTTTCTATCTGATTGAACCGCTTCAGATATCTCAGTTATTATCATCATACAATAGTGAGTAAAATCTCTTTTTGTGTCATAAAATCCTTTTTCTGTTGCTATTTTATGAGCATCTCTAATATAGTCTTTTATATCGGACATTTATCTTCTCCTTCGTCTAATGGATATAGATAATATATTTTTTTTATTTCTTTTTCATATATTCCGTGATTATCATTGATTGATCTAATTAAATATTTTTCATCTTTTATATCTAAAGAATCTCCTACTTTCATATTAATTTCAGTTAACCCAATAGTAACTCCTGCTAAAATTATAATATTCATTTCTTGTTTCCAAATATATCATTTTTTATTGATTCATATAGTTTCTCGTTGTATCTTAATTCATTTATTAGTTTATTTTTACCCTGCCATTTTTCATCTTTGTAAGTGAACCATGGACCTCCCTGATGTACTATATCTTTTTTTGTAGCTATTAATATTAAAGCACTATAATTATCTATTTTTCTTTCATCAAAATATAGATCAAATATACCACACTTATGTGGAACTGCTACTTTATTTTTAGAAAAAACAAAAGAAACTCCTTGTCCTATTTTATTATTATCTTCATCTTTATTATCAGGATCAATAATTTCATCCGCTTTGAGAGTTTTCAGAGTCACTTCCATACTAGCATAAAAACCAATAGCTTTTCCACCTGGTGGAATTTCTTGAACATATCTTGATGTCATACTAACTTTTTCTCTTACTTGATTAGTAAAAATAACTAAAATATTATTCTTACTGGCAAAATAGTTAATCTCTTTTAGGGATCTAGAAAGTAATAATGGAACTCCAGCAACCTTGGAAGAATCTGTATAATCCTTATCGATATCAACTTCAGACATCATTCCTGCTACAGAATCAACTACAACTACTGCTGGAATAAATTTTTCAGCTTGACAAGTCCATCTTAATTTATTTAGACAATCTTCAGCTGATACTGGCTGATCAAACATAAAATTATTAGAGTCTAAAATATCTATTCCCATCTCTAATGCTCTCTGTCTTAACATAGGAGCTCTTTCCATTTCTAATAATACAGATAATAATCCCATCTTTTTAGCTTGAGCCATAACTGAAAAAGCTAAGGTAGTTTTACCACATGATTTAGATCCATAAATATGAACTATTCTTCCTCTTGGAAACCCTCCTATTCCAGATTGATAATCCATTATTAAAGATCCAGTAGATATGGGATTAACTTCAAACCTATGTTCATTTCCTTTAACTGGAAGCAGAGTAAACTTTTTACTTAAAAGTTTAGCAAGATTTTCTCCCTGCGTTAACTCTTTTTCTTTTAGTTTGTCTTCTTTTTCTTTTAGTTTTTCAAGATCTTCTTTCATTTTTTCTCCTATATATCCATATTCAAGTCATCCATATTTTGCATACCAGTAGTTTTCATTTGAATTCTATAATTTATTGCTGTCAATTGTCTTGAAGATGTTTCTTGTATTTTTTTAAGATTATCTACTACAACTTTACATAAAGATATCATATCATCTTCTATTGTAATAGATTGAGTAAAGGTTGTAAGGTTATTTTCTATAAAAGATATTCTAGTATTTGCATCTCCTCCCTCTACGCATACTATCATATTATTATATATTGATTTTTTCATTCTTTCAAGATCAATCTTTTTTCGAGTTGATTCGAATAAAATTTCAATTACTCTATTCATATAGTTTTGAGCTCTCGCTAAAGTTTTTTCAACTTGATCTAGTTCAGGATCATCTTGAATTCTAAGATCTTGACTATTAACATATTTAAATATTTCATCTTTTAGATCAGTTAGTTTATCAATTCTAATTTCTAAATCTTCTTGAATTTTACTTTGAGCCTCTGTTGCAGTTATTAATATTGAATTATATTGATTTATTTTTGTCTGATCTACTCCCAATTTTACTGCCATTATTTTTCTCCTTTATAATATAATAATATACTCCTAGAGATATTGAATCACTTATATCTAAACTTATAATATCCTCATCCATATTGTAATTATCTATTAAGTATTTTCTAACTTGTTCTTTATTAAAGTTTCCATTTCCACATAACTCTTTTCTTATTGTTTTAGTTCTATATATTTCTATCTTTATATCTTTATTATATAATAAAGAAGTTAACATTATACAGGATCTAACCATGGCTAATACTATTAATGTATTAACATTTCTACAATATATATCTTCTAAAATTAATATATTTATATCATGTTTTTCTATTAATTTTTTAATCTCGTTATATATTTCTAAAAGATATAAATGGTTTTTATATTTAGTTTTTATTAAACCATAATCTAATAAAATAATATCCTGATCCTCTATAGTAAAAACCGAATACCCACTTATTATTTTTGCTGGATCAATACATAATATCTTATTTTTTTTCATAATTAACTATTCCTACATTAAATAAATCTTCAGTTTCTAGTATTTTAATTCTTTGATTAGAATGATCTAATAAAAATTTATATGGGTCAATAAAATCTATATAAATACATTCTTTTTTATCCTTATAAGGTCTTAAAGCTCTTCCTACTTTTTGAAAAGTTGCAGTTGGAGACTTTCCCCCTTCTGCATTTATCAGGACATCTAAAGATGGAATATCTACTCCTTCAGAAAATATAGTGCTAATTATTACTAAAACTTCTTTATTTTTAAATTTATTTAGATACTCATTTCTTACCTTATCTTTAGTTTTTCCTTCTATAAAATATGCGTCTATATTCATTTCATTCAATATTTTAAGTAAGTTTCTACCATGTTCTATGTGTTTAACAACTATTAATGTACTTCTTCCAAGTTGTGATTGCTTTAAAGTTATTTCAGATATTATTTTATTCCTATATTCATTATTAACTATTTCCTCTTTGTATATTTCATCATATTTAAATCTTTTTTTTATACCACCAGGATTATATCTTATAAACCTCATGCGAGAATTTACAAGATTTCCTTTCTTTATTAGATCTGATGCTGTTATAGAACTTATTATACGACCTATATAAGATTCTATAAGTAGATCACATCCATCATCTCTATATGGTGTTGCACTAAGACCTATTCTCCATAAAGCATTATCCATTTTCTTCATTATATCTCTAACTGTTTTTGCTCCAGCATGATGACACTCATCAATTATTATCATTTTAGATTCTTGTATTTTATTAGATGATTCAATTTTATTCTTTATCTCTGTTTTATCTTTTTCAACTGAATCAAGACTTTCATATTTAATATCAAAAATATTAGATAATGTCTGAAACATAATTACATTTACATATGGATTAAAATCTACAATATTATCTCCTACTTGACCAACTTTATCTTCTCCAAAAAAATCTTTAAAAACTTCAATAGTTTGATATAATAATGATTTTCTATGAACAAGAAATATATTAGGATACATTCCAGATTCCTTAATTATAAAAGCCGATAAAATTGTTTTACCAGCACCAGTTGGAAGTCTTACAATTCCTCTTTTATTATCTATCACGTCTATTAATGCTTTTTCTTGATAATCTCTTAAAATAATACCATTTTTGTTTTCAATTTTTATATTTTTCTTATTATATATTTTTCTTTTATCTATTAAAGAGTACTTAATTTTAAAATCATCTAAAGTTGATATAATATAATACAGTAATCCTGTAGGGAATGTACTATTTTTATCAAAAAGTTTTATCCATCCATCCCAATTTCCTCTTTGTGGAACAAAAAAGTAATTAGGATATTTGAAAGATGTTTTCATTTCAATTTTTTTTCTTACATTGAAAGGAAGATCTCCTATAAGTTTAGATTTATGGTTATCTATAATGATATTTATCATTTATTTTTCCAATAGTCCTATTTTATTAGCAATTATCCCTTTGAAATGCCATTCTTCGCTAATATTAACATTCCCTTTAATCATGATAAAAGTATCCATCTTTATTAAGTTTTCATATATACTATACATATTACTGAAAACTCTTATTTTATACTTTTCATCCACTCCAGGAATTGTAATTTCAAAATTACAATATCTTCCTCCTCTTTTATCCTGTTTAATTACCAGCTTACTTATTTTACCACCTATTATTACTTCTTTCCCGTCTTTAATATTTTCCCAATCTTCATATTGAAAAGATCTCTTTTTGTTTATGATTTCTACTTTATCCATTAAAGATCTTGCAAAAATATTACTTGTATAGCTTTTCTCTTCGAAATCTTCTATTTCCTTGTCTAGATATTCTTCTATTTTTGGAATACCAGAAACAGTTTCAAATAAACTATATTTAGAATTTACTACATATTTTATATAATCATCAATATTTTCTACAATAGATTTTACTGAATATTCATCCTCTATCATATTTTTTGGAATTATCCCTAATCTCAATAATGAAATAATACATTGTCTACCGATCTTATATTTATTAGTTTTTAAAACAATATCTTTAAAATCTTTATATGTTCTATTATTAATCAATATTTTTACATCTTGTGTTCTTATTCCTTTTATTATATCAAAACCAGCTAATAAAGAATTATTATAAATAGAACATGATTCTTGACTATGATTTATATTTGGAGCTAATATATTAATTCCTATTCTTTTTGATTCTTTCATTAATATCTCATATCTATCTCCTCCTTGTATCTGTAAACAAGATAGCATATATTCTAAAGGATAATAATATTTTAGCCATGCGCACCAACATGATAATAATGAATAACATACACAATGAGACCTATTAAAAGAATATCCAGCAAACCTGATAATTATATCCCATATTTTATTAGATATATTGTTATCAATATTATTTTTATTTTTGCATCCATCAATAAATTCAATTTTGAGCTTGTTAAAATATTCTATATTCTTATCTCCCATTCCCTTTCTTAGAGTATCTGCCTGAATATTATTAAATCCAGCAAGAACTTTAGACATTTCCATTACTTGCTCTTGATATGCTATAACCCCATGAGTTTTTCCTAATACTTTAGACATTATAGGATGATCATATTTTATTCTACTTGGATCCTCTTTGTTCTCTGCATACATTGTATCCATTTGATTAGATAAAGGACCTGGTCTAATTAAAGCATTCGTAATAACAACATCCTCGAAACAATTTGCTTTTATTTTTTTCAATACACCTTTTGGAACATTATTCTCAAGTTGAAAAATTGCTATAGTTTTTCCTATACTAAGATCCCTATAAATATTATTATCATCTAAAGATATATCTTCTAATATAATATCTTTATTATATCTTTCTTTTATTAAATTAATAGTATTTTTTATCACATTAAGATAAGATACTCCTAATATATCAAATTTCAAAAGACCTATTTCCTTTAAGGTATCTTTATCATATTGAGTAGAAATCATATTTACGTCTTTATTATCTTTCTTTTTGCTTCTTTTTAGTGCTGTATAATTAGATAAATCTTCATCACTTATACATATTCCTCCAGCATGTATACTATCATTAGATATAACACCTTCCATTACAGATGAAACTTTAAATATTTCTTTAATTTTATCTACATCTCCAAAACCATCAAATATTTTCCACTTATTCTTATTAAGATCTTTAAATATATCTCTAATTGATAATAACTTAATATCATAAGAGGATTCTATTATTTTTATATATTTACTTACATCTTGGAAATCTAAATTATATGCAGAAGATACTTTTCTTATTACTCCTCTTGCATTCATCTTATTATAATTTGTAATATTACAAGAGTTTCTTTCTCCATATTTTTTACATATATAGTCTATTACTTCTTCTCTTCTATTATCCTGGAAATCCGAATCGATATCAGGCATACTAACTCTATCTGGATTTAAAAATCTTTCAAAAGTCAAATCCAGTTTTATAGGATCTACTGTTGTAATATCTAATATATAAGATATTAAACTCCCCGCTCCAGACCCTCGTCCAGGACCAACCATAATATCTCTATCTTTTGCCCATTTTATATAATCCCATACTATTAGAAAATAGCTGGAATAGCCCATATTACATATAACTTTTAATTCATATAAAAGTCTTTCTTTATAAATATTTTCTTTAAATCCATACTTTTTCCAATTTTTTGAACATAAATATAATAAGAAACCATCCAATTCATTTTTAATAAAATCATATTTATTTACATATTTTTCTTTTTGTTTTAGAAAGTTTTCATCTTCTATTTTAAATTTAGGTAATAATATCTGGTTTAATGGTATCTCTATATTATATCCTGATACTATATCTTCTATATTTTTAAAACTATTATTGATTAAATCTTCTGATATTTCTGGATGATATTTATTGAAGTAAGATCTTATCTGATCTTCATCCATAATAAAATAGTCGTCTACTCCAAATCTCATATTATTTGGATCATATTTTTTGTTCATTTGTATACATTTTAAAATTTCATGAACCTTAGCATCTTCCTGTTTTATATAGTGGCTATCATTAGTTATAATAGTTTTTATTCCATGCTTTCTAGATAAATAAGCAAGTCCTAAATTGACTTCCTTTTGTCTATCATCTCTAGATGGCATCATTTCTAAATAAAAATTATCTCCAAATATTCCTAAATAATTTTTTAATAGTAATTCTGCCTTATTAAGATCCTTATTTAGAATTGCTTCTGGAATCTCTCCAGCAATACATGCTGAACTAGCTATAATACCATCACCATATTTTCTTAAAATATCATAATCTACTGTAGGCTTATAATAAAAACCATGAATATTACTATCTGTACTTATTTTTAATAAGTTTTGATATCCTTTTAAGTTCTTAGCTATTAACAATAAATGATTCTTTTTTTGAATTTTTCTTGAAAACATAGATTCTAAATTATCAACAAGATAAGCCTCCATACCAAGTATGGGAACTATATTATTCTTCTTACATTTTAGATAAACATCTAAAAGACCCCCTACGTTTCCATGATCAGTAATTGAAAGTGCAGGGATTTTTAGATCCCTGCACCTGTTTATATAGTCCTTGATCTTTGCAAGACCATCTAATGTTGAGTATTCAGTATGACAGTGAAGATTAACGTACATTATATCTCCTAATGATAATTATTTACACTTTATCAAAATCGGGAAAAAGATCATCATCACTAGGAAGATCTTCTGTAACTTCTTTAACTTCTGTAACATTTGTATCAAATGGTGGAGAAGAAGGAGTTTCTTCATCGTCTTCAAAAAAAGAAGGAAACATTTTCTTAAGTTCTTCCACAGGTCTTGGACTGGCTTTTTTAGAAAGATCCCATCTTTTCATGTTTTTCTGATCATCTGTTAAAGGAGAAGGATCATCATAGGTAATATTAAAATCTCCTTTATCGGAAGCCTTCGCAATAACAAAATCTCTATCGGATAAAAGATCTGGCTTTCCACTTTTCTTTAATCTTCTTTTATATGCAACAAACCATCCCCACGTTGTTGCATTGATCTCAAATATTTTAACCAAATTATCTCTTTTATCTATAATATTCATAAGTATAGATGTTCTTTGTTTATTTCCCTTTTTACAAAAAGGACAACCTGTTCCCCAGCATGCAGGATGTCTAAACCCTGTTCCAGTTTGAATCGTATGTTTCTTATAAGTTAGAATTGATTTACTCTCATCTTCTTCTAAAAATCTAATAGCTGACTCATCTCCAATATTTTTTAGCCTAAAATTTCTCTTTAGGAAATCTTCCATTGAAAATTCCTTTTTTCCTCCTTGTCCTTGCCTCTTTTTTTCTGCTACTTCATTCGATCCTTTTTCAGCAGCCTCGAAACCATATTCTCCAGTTCCCATAATTTTTCCTCCTATTTTCTAATTGTGTTTCAATTATATAATCGTTTAATAATTTTGTCAATAGATTTTCTAATTGTGTTTCAATTATATAATCATTTGAACTACTCCTGCCTAAAGACAGGAGATTCTTTTGGATCTCTCCTATCATCTTTAGTCTGCAGTGCTGGCTGATTAGACCAGTATTCCCGGATCGTCATAGTTGAAAATCCAGTACATTCTATCATTTCTAACTCCTTATTACTAGATAGAACGGCCCGTCCCAGGCAATAAATGTTTTTACTAGAATTTACATCTCTGTCTATTACAAGACCACAATTAAGACATCTAAAAACCCTGATGTGTAAAGGCATATTATATTCATGTCCGCATTGACTACAGGTCTTAGAAGTATTAAATGGATTCAGTTTTAAAGTCCTCTTAGTCTTGTAAATAACCATACCTGCAAATCTAGATAATTGGGAGTTTCTGAGCTCCCTATTTAATCCAGTTATATCAGATTCTGACATGGTCTTAAGATTTAAGTCCTCTATAAAGATCGTACCAAATCTACTGGATAGGTTTTTAGAAACCTTATGAAGAAAATCCCTGGTCTTATTATTCTTCATGTCGTACAATCTGTTTATGGTCTTAGTTAGTTCCTTAGATTTCCTAGAATACTTTTTACAATTTTTATCCCTCCTTGACTTTAATTTATTGATCTGTTTGTCAAAATATTTAGCATGATTCTTGTTCTTTATGATTTCACCCTCGTTGGTCGCTACAAGATTAGTAATTCCTAGATCTATACCTATCATTTTATTTAGGTCCGTATCTGAAGATGGTCTAATGTGATCTGTTAGTACACAAAGATACCATTTATTTTTATAAGTAGTGATCTGAATCTGCTGTATATTACCCTCTATTGGTCTAGATTTATAGAATTTAATATCTCCATAAACCTTGGTGTGTAAAATATTATCCTGTATACTGAAACCTGACTGAGGATAAACCAGAGTGAAAAATTTCTTACAGGATCTAAATTTAGGTGGCCCCTGTCCTAACTTACATCTCTTGAAAAAAACTTTATAACTCTTATATAATCTAAGAGGGACCTGTTGTAAGACCTGAGAATGTATTTCTTTCAGGTCCGGATATTTGTTTTTAAGATCTACTAATTCTGACTGCTGTTTTTTACGACTGATGGACTTATGATTAGTCTTGTACTCTTGTATTCTCTGATCTAAAAAATAATTATAAACCCAATTTAGTTTACTAGAATGAGACCACATCAAATCTATCTGGTCTCGATTTGGATATAATCTATATTTATAAGTGATCATTATTCCTGCAAAGACCTCTGATTATCTATATATTCTTTAAGAATATCTATTGTTACATTACCTGAAGTAGCCAAAAAATAAGACGGAGACCATAAATTATCGCCCCATAACTTATCCTTTAAGAAATCTTTATACTTATCTCTAATTTTCCTAGAGCTGTGACCTTTTAAGATATTTATAAACTTAGTAATATCTAAGGTCGGTTTAGCTTTGAATAAAATATGTATATGATCTTCTCCACATTCTTGTTCTATAATTAAAACATCAAAATCTTTAGCTATCTCATCCATAATTAGTTTTACATTGGATACTATAGTATCATCTGTAAAAATCCTTTGTCTGTACTTTACTACAGTTATAAAGTGGAAAAATAAAGAAAAAACAGAGTTACTTGTTTTATCTAAGTGATACATATTTATAAGCTCCTAAATTATTATCTCTACCTATATTATACTGTATTTTACAAAATCTCTAGCCCCTAAAATTTACCCTGATTTATAACCCCTACCTGAAGGGAGGGAATTTCTCTCAATGGTTAAAGAGGACAAAAACACCTTCTTTTCTTCTATTATAACATACATATTTATATTGTCAATATCAAAATAGGTTTGACAATATCTTTTTTTTATTATATAATAGTAAAAACAATATATAAGGAATATTAATTATGATATGTAAAAATTGTTCCAAAAAGGGTGCCAAAGAAGAAAAAATTATAGTAAAAAATAATGAAAATATTAATTTAATGAATTTACCGTTTTGTGAGGAATGTAAAAACAGTTTATGGAATTATAGTATATTTGTTGATAGTAAAATATTAAATTTATTAGAACTAAATAATAATATAGTAATGCCTGTGGAGATATTAGACTATATTGGTATAATTACTAAAAATATAACAATGAAAATTATAATTAATTTAATTAAATATCATTATGGTTTTAAACACAATAATACATGGATACAAAAAATAGGATTAACATTGAAAGAAATATCTCAAAATATAAATGAAAGTGAAATACGAATAGAAAAAATAATAAAAAAAATTAATGGTATGATATATATCGAAAATGATAAAATATATTTATGTAAAGAAAATCCAACACCAACACCAATAGAAATTAAAATAGAATCAAAAACAATCGAAAACTGTCAGGAGAAAAAAGAACTAAGACAAATAGTAGTACCACCTCCAGTTGAAAAAGAACTTTCAGATTACAATCTATATGATATATCTATGAGAATGTTTAGTGAATACAATCTAAAAGATATAAGTAAATCATTTTTTTCAAGATCTCTCAGAGAGGCTAAACTTCTAAAAAATGATGGAGATATAAAACTAGAAGATCTTTTTAAATGTATAAGGGGCGTATATGAAGACTCAATAAGTAAAAAATATGATGGAATGGTATTTGATGGTGATGAATTACCTATGACATTAAAATATTATTCTCTTCCTCAAATTGGAAGGACGTTAAATATTATAAATAAAAATAAAAACGAATGGAATCTTCCTTTCAATAAAGAAGATATTGATATATCTCAAAGAGAAATGAATATAAAAGACATAATAAAATTATACAAGAACGGAACATTATTATTTAGTGAAGAATTTAAAGAAAAGAAAAGAGAAATAGATAAAAAACATAAAGTGTTTGTAAGGATAATACTAGAAGCCAAAAATGATTGTAGGATTAATGATGAAGAATATAAAAACTTTATAAAAGAAGCTGGGGATAATTGGATCGATACTCCACCATCTATCGATATTATGAGAAAATATGCATATATGTATAAAGAGGATAAAAAATGAAATTTGACTCTGAAAAACTATCCAAAATGAATAAAATCGATGCTTCGGAATATATTAGATATTCAAAAATTAACTATTGTAAAGAATGTAACAATACTGGAAAAGTCAATAATAATGATTGTTATTGTGTAGTTGAGGAAAAAATAAGGAAAATATATAACTCTTGTGGAATATATGAAGAATATCATTATCTAGAACTAGAAGATTTCGAAAAAGAAAACAACAATGATAAAAATGCTTACAACACAGTAAAAAAATATATAAATAGTATAGATAAAGCATATGAAAATGGAATAGGACTTTATTTATGGGGTCGTCTTGGTGCTGGAAAAACAATGTTATCAGTATGTGTATTAAAAGAATCAATAAGAACTAAAAAATATAAACCGTTCTTTACTACTTTGTCAGAAATAATATCTTATTTAGATGATAGGTTTTCTAACAAAACAAGAGATTTTATAGAAAAAATAAAAGAAATAGATTTTTTAGTTATAGATGATATATCTAGAGAATATACAAAAGATAAAAGTTATATAGAATTCTATTTAGATTATATCATAAGATATAGAAATAGAAGAAACAAACCAACTATAATTACTGCAAACTGTCCAATAAAAGATATATCATCTTATGCTCTAAATATTATAAGCTTAATTAAAGGTAAACTAATAGAAAAAGAAGTTAAAAGAGATATAGATTATAGAACAGAAAAATCTTTTTATCTCGAATCTCTACTAGAATCTAATAATATAAAAAAATTAAAACCATTATTTTAGAGATAAAGGAATAACAATGGCAAATTATGAGAACATGTTAATTAACTGTATAATTCAAAATCCAGATTTAATAGATAGTCCTAAATATAAGATTGATCAAAGTTTATTTTTGAACGATAATTATTCTAAAGCTTTCAAAGAAATAAAAGACTATTGGGAAGAATATAAAAAAGTTCCAGGATTTAAAGAACTAGAGGACTATCAGATAGATAAAATAGAAGATCCATTAGATATTGATATAATAATGAAAAAAATAATAAGGAGAAAAAACTTATCTAATATTTATGGTATAATAGAAAAAATTAAAAATTTAGATGAAAATATAGATATTAAAACATATTTATTAAACAAAATAGAATATGAATGTATGTCTCCACATCAAGATGAAAAAGAAGTTTATTTTGAGTATAACAAATCAGACAGACTACAAGATTACGAAGATCATGTATTGAATATAAAAGAAAATGGTATAAAAAGTTTAATCCCATCTTTTGATCAAGAAAGTCAGGGTTTTTTGCCGAGTGAATTACATTTAATACTAGGAGATACTAAAGTAGGTAAAACTTGGTTTTCCTTATATCTTATTAATAATCTTCTTAAGCAAGGAGTTAATGTATTATTATTCTCCCTTGAGATGACAAGAGATAGAATAGCTAGAAGATTAGATGCTGTTTTATCTAATATATCTTATGATAAAATAAGAAAAGGAAGCTTAAACGAAGAAGATATTGAAAAATTCGAAAAAAATATATCTGTATGTCAAACAGAAGGTGGAAAACTAATAATAGTAAATGAAGATTGTAACGTCAGAGACATATACAAACACACAAAATATTGTATAGAAAAATATAATACTCAAATAGTTTTTATTGATCAGTTATCTCATATTGATATTAGTAATAAATTTGATGAATGGAGACAAATTACTCAAGTAATGTTATCTATAAATAAAAAAATACAACAAGAATTAAATATGCCAGTTGTACTTATTTCTCAAATGCAATCTGAGGTTGAAAAAGTAAAAAAAGATGATAAAATAAAAAAAGTAAGACATGAGCCACATGAAGATCAAGTTAGTTTTACTAAAAGAATCAATAGGTATTTAGATTTTTCCTGGGCATTATACCAAAGTGATGAAATGAGAGAAAATAAACTAATGCATCTTTATTGCTTGCTTTCCAGAGAAGGTCCTGGTAAAAAAATAATACCAATATCTTGGGATATGGATAATTCTAATATAAGAGAAATAAGTAAAGAGGAAGAAACTGTAATAATAACTAGTACAAATTCAGATGAATGGATTATAGATGACTAGTGAATAAAATACTTGAATTTATAAAATCTGCTATAGATATTGATCTTTTAATAAAAGATCTTGATATAAGAACTACTGGCAAAATTATTAGTGATAATATTCAGTCTTATTGTCCTTTTCATAAACTAGGAAAGGAAAGAAGACCATCTTTTGGAATACATATGGAAGATGGTACGTATAACTGCTTCACGTGTGGGGGCGGGAATCTAGTAGATCTTATAAAAAAAATAAAAAACCTAGAAAGAGATAAAGATGTCTTAGAGTATTTAAAAAACAAATATGAAATATCTATAGATATAGAAGATGATATAATGTTGGAAATTAAAAGAAAAAATGCAATAAATATTATATCTGAAAAACTAAATATAATAAATAAAGAAAAAAATATATGTATTCCTCTAGATAATTTACTATTAGAAAAATATAGAAAAAGACATCCTTTTTTATATGAAAGAGGAATTAAAGAAAATATATGCAAGTATTTTGAACTAGGATATACAGATAACTGGATAATACAAAACGGAGAAAAGGTAAGATACACTAAAAGAATAACGATTCCAGTTAGAAACGATAATGATGAACTAGTTGGAATTATTGGAAGAGATGTAACTAACAAAGACCCAGTAAAGTATGCTAATAGTTATGGGCTTAAGAAAAATGAAATATTATATAACCTTAACAAGGTCAAAAAATATTCTAATAAACATGGTATAATACTAACAGAAGGTCCTTTCGATGTTTTTAAAATAACACAGGCTGGATTTCCAAATGTAGTAGCAACTATGGGAAGTGTTTTATCTAAAAATCAAATAAGATTATTAGAGAAATATACTGAAAAAGTATATTTATTTTTCGATAATGATAATAGTGGTTATAAAGCAAGAGATCAAGTAATCGAAGACATGAAAAACATATGTGATATATATATAGTACCCTACGACTCTAAAGATCCTGGAAACATGAAAGAAGAAGACATAAAAATATCTATTGAAAAATCAAAAGATATTTTTGAAATAATAATTAACAAGGAGAAAAGAAATTTATTATGTTAAAAAAGATAATAACAGGAGGAAAAATTATTCCTTCTGAGCAAATTCAAAAAAATGATAAAAAGAAAAAGGATAAAAAGAATGTCAAAGGTGATATTTCAAAAGATAAAGAAAATAATTGATCTAGGATATACATCTGAAAGCTTATCCTTAATTAAAAAAATATTAAGCACTCATGATGTATCTTTTAATAGCTTTGGAAGTTTATCTATTGTTAATGATAATAATAATATTAATGCAGAAGAAGAATACTATACATCTAAAAATAAAAACATAAAAGAAAAAATTGAGGAAAATAAAAAAACACTGGATGAAATATATAGACTTATGAGTCCTGATATAACTTCCGATATGTTTAAAATATACAATAAACAAATAAAAGATATAGAAAAAGATAATAATGATTTATTATTAGAACATGAAAAATATAATAACAAAATAAAAGAAATACAAGGAACAATATAATGAATCCTTCTTTTACTTCTGAAGAATTAGTTAATCTAGGTAAACATAAATTAGGATTAGAACAACAAGATACTGGAATATCAGATAGTATTGATTTTATTAATAATACTTCAATACCAAATAGATTAACTATAGAAGCTTTATATAAGAAATTTTTTGTGAATTATAATAATGTTTTAGGTACATTAGATGAATCTAGACGTTATTTAAAAGGATTTGAAGGTCATGGTATCGAAGACTATGAAGGAGATCCTTATCCCGATAGTGGATATGAAATACAAAAGGGAACTTATTTAACAGGTAACCCGTTCTTTCCATCAGGATATTATGGACTAAAACCATATCCTTTGCCATGGTATAGTCAAATTGATGTATATAATCCTTTTGTTATAAAAAATAAAATATATAATGATAGCGAATATGATTATTTAGAAGATGAATATTATGCAATAGATACAGGAATACCTGGAGAGATAGGTTATAACACAGCAGTAAATAATGAAAAAATTAAATTAACTAATGCTCATAATTATTTGAAAACAGCAATAGATTTATGTCCTCCAGAATATACGAATCTTTATGATGGATTAAATTACTATTACTATTTTTTTGGATCTGAACTTGTATATTTAGAGCAACCATATAATTGGCCTTTAAGTCCTTTACAAAAACAATCAAGATTACCTGCAATTAATGCCATAAAAGGGGAGATAGATAATTATATATCATATTTAGAAAACAATACTGATCTCAATACAATATCTGGAATAAGATATCATTGGTTAAATAGAAGACTTAATAGAGCATATGGAATATTACAACAAATATACTACTCACATATGAGTGTAGGTTTTTTAACCGACAAGAAGACTAGTAATGAAACGACTATAGAGATAATAAATAATTTATAAGGAAAAAAATGCAATTAATAACTTCTAATAAAATAATAAGTAAATATGGATCAGATATTATAGATAATATAAAACAAATATCTGAAAACATACATATATTTAATGATGGTGTTAAACAAGAAGAAGTTTATAATTATATACAGACAAGTTGTGAAAAAATATTTTTGATTGTAGGTGGACCTGATATAATTCCTTTTATGAATATAAAAAATCCAGTAAACGACAAAGATAAATACATAGAAAGTGATGGAGCATATACAGCATCTGCTCCTGATTATCTATATTCCGAAAAAATAATATCTAGAATACCAGACGAGCAAAACAACTGGAATAAAGATTTCTTTATCAAAATATTAAATAATAGTAGATCTACTACAACAAAAAAACAGTTTGGAATAAATTATTGTGCATTAAGATGGGACAGAATAAGTAAATATTTGCAAAATAAGTTTAATTTTAAAATTTATTTAACTTCACCTTCTCAAGAAAACAATAAATTAAAAAATAATAATATTCATGATTGTTATATTTCTCATATTAATCTTCATGGTAAAAAAAACGTAAGTAATTATTTTGGTCAAGATGAAAATGGATTTCCAATAGCTTTATCAATATCAGATATTATTTCAGCCAACGGATCTATTTATTATATAGAATGTTGCTATGGAGGACAATTATCAAATAAAAATAAACTTAACTCAATACCTCTTCATTTATTAGGATTAGGAGCAGATGCAATAATTTGTTCCACCAGTATATCATATGGACCAGTATTTCCACCACCATCACAATCAGATTTACTAGGAGAAATATTTTATTCAAAAATTGTAAAAAATTCTGTATCTTTGGGAAATTTATTTTTTGAATCTAAAAAACAATTTCTAATAGAAACAATAAATAGGTTTGGAATGGTAGGACCAGAAGATAAGAAAACAATACTTCAGTTTAATATTTATGGTAATCCGGAAAAAATAATAGAAATTAAAAAAGATGGTGATTGAAATGAATGAAACAAAAACTATTAAAGAATGGGTAAAAAATAATATACCAGAAATGCATAATTCAAAAATTAAAGTGAAAAAACATAATCCATCTATTGCTAGAAAGATTATATCCAAAAACGGATACAGTGATAATGAAATAATACTAGATGAAGAAGACTATAAAACATATACTTTGGAAAAAACATTTGATAATAATGGAGTAACTATAGATAAAATAATACATATATCTATTAGAGGTGAAAACATATTAAGAATTACTGAAAGTAAATCATCATAAGTTATCTTTTGGCACATCAATAGAAGTCGTTCCAAACATAACAACTAATCCGCTTTATATAATATTTCAATTGTTTTATATATTATATATTCTAGACATGAATCTATATCATCTTGATCTTTCATCATAAATAATTCAACCCAGTTAATAGCTTTCAATACCTTAATTATATCAATTTCATTTAAATGTTCTAATATTATATTAAGCTTCTTATCATTAATATAAAACTTAATATCATACATATCTTCCATTTTTTTAATACTCTCTAATATAGATTCATTATTTCTATATTTTGACCATCCTTTTATATTCATATATAGAATCAAGTTTTTTCTTAAATATCCTATTATTTCCCCAACGTTGGAAGATTTTGTATATCTTGATATCGATAAAGCATAAACATAATTTTTTTTGAATATTGCATCCATTATTTCATAGTTGTTTACTTGTCTTGTTATAGATATGTTTTTATCTATATCTTCTCTTATAATTTTACTTTTATTTAATAAATTAAGGTTATTTATTTGCTGTATTATTGTATATAAATCACTTCCAACTCTATCTAAAAAATAGTCGACATCAACATAAGATATTTTAATATTTCTCTTGTTAAATATTTTATATACATAACTTGTTAATTCGTTTTTCCAAAAAGTACAAAATACAACCAATGTATTATCTGGAAAGAGTTTATCTTTATCCTTCCCAAAAATATTATTATTTCCCATCTTTATATCTTTAGATACTAATAATATCTTTTTGGATTCCTTACTAATTATTTTCTTCAAGTTATCTTTATCTATATCTTCAGAATTATGATAAACTTCATAATTGAAAGACATATAATTATAACTTGTTATATTATCTTTAGGATATATGTTTATATATTCTTTATTTCCTATGATCTTATCCATTACCTTTTTAGAAAGATAAGAATCTCCAATAATAATATAAATATTACTATTATTATCTTTAAAATCTATAAATCTTGTTTGTATCATAAGTCTATCCAATCATTTATTTTATTTAATAATCCTGGTGAAACTTGATTGAAAAAATCATAAACACTATCTATATTAAAGTCTTTTCTATATATTAAATCTAACTCAAAATCAATAAACTTAAATCCCACAAGATCTTTATTCATTATTATCTGACTAATATTATCTTTTATTTTATCTTTTATTTTACACTTTTTAATTTTATCTATATTATTCAGTAAATCATCTAAATATCCAAACTCCTTTATCAATTCTCTAGCAGTTTTAAAACCTATTCCTTTTATTCCAGGAATTCTATCTCCTGTTTCTCCAGTAATACATTTAATATCTTGTAATTTATCTACAGAAATATCTTTTTCTTTTTCCACATCTTCTTTATTGATAATTTTTTTATCTTTAGTAGGTGAATAGATAATAACTCTATTATTCAAAAGAGGATAGAAGTCATTATCACTAGTATATACTATAGTCCCTATTTTATCATTTTTTACTTTTTCAATAATACTATAAATTAAATCATCAGCTTCTACTCCTGATATAATTATTTGATTAAATCCTAATACATTTAATCCTTCCTTAATTATATCCATTTGTTCTTTATCTGTATCAGATAGTCCTTTTCTATTTTCTTTGTATTCTGGATATAATTCTTTTCTAATTTTAGATCCACTATCCCAACAAAAAACTACAAAATTGGGATTAAGTTCTTTTATTATTTTTTTAGCAGCATTCAAAAAATAAAATAAAGTAGTATTAGAAAATATTCCAGAATCGTTCTTAAATGAAGCATATTTAGATCTATGAAATAGAAAATTACTATCAAATATTAAAAGCTTATTTATTTTCATATTTCAATCCATAAATAGATTTAATAATTTTATCTCAAACTTAACTCTATATTGATAATCACTACCTAAAAAACCTATATTTATCAGTGTATCTAATATGGTTCTCAGATATGTTATATCAATACCAATATCCTCCTTATCTTTTATTTTCTTTACAAATAAATCTTTAAAATACCTCATTAAAGATATTCTTATTTTCTCTAAAGTATATGTCCCCGACATTTGATCTAAAAAAGTGAGAAAAGCACTAGCATCTTTATTTTTAAATATGTTTAAAAATATATTCATGTTATCTACGCTAACCATATCAAAAAGCGAATTCATATCTACTTTTCCGCTTTCTTTTGCATCAATTGCTTTTTCAAGAGCAACTAATGCATCTCTTAGAGATCCGTTAGAATAGTCAATCATAATGTCTATTATATCACTATCTATTTCCACATCTTTTTTATATAAAGTTTTATATCTTTCTATGATATTATATAAAGTATCTTTTATATCTTTGTTATTAATTTTTTTAAATTCTACTTTATAACATCTTGAAAATATAGTATCGATTACTTTATAAACTTCAGTTGTACATAAAATAAAAATACAATAAGATGGTGGTTCCTCTAATAGTTTTAATAGTGAATTCCAAGCTTCCTTTGTAAGCATATGACATTCATCTATTATGAATATTTTTTTAATTCCCTTCCTTGGTTTGAATTCAGATATTTCTTTGATTTTTCTTGAATCATCTATACCTCTATTAGAAGCTCCATCAATCTCAAAAATATCAGGATGTCCTCCATCTATTGATAATTTACAGTTAACACACTCGTTACATGGCTCTATGTCTTTTTTAGGTGAAGTACAGTTATACATTCTTGCCAATAATCTACCAGTTGTAGTTTTACCAGTTCCTCTAGATCCGTAAAAAATAAACGTATTCACTCTTTTATCATCTTTTATTATCTTTTTCAATATAGATATATTGTTATCTTGTCCTATTATTTCACTAAAGTTTTGTGGTCTAAAATCATTAAATATACTCATTTATATCTCCTTTTTTTTTTGAAGATGAATTTATAATTGGATAGTTCATATACTCACGATCAAAATTTCTATCTTTCATATTTTTATTATAATCTATTCCTCTTAGAAAGTCAATAGAAAAAGAGGGTAAATATTTTTACCCTCTCTGTATTATCTCTATCTATTAATTACAAAAGTTCACAAGCAAGTTCAGCAATCTTAGATCTCAAACACTTATTAAGTCTTATATATGCAACAGGATCTTTTCCAACAAACTTCTTTTTTAATGTATATAAAGCTGTTTTATATCTAGATAAATTTATATTATCTATTTGATCCAAGTTTCCATTTAAAACTATTTTGGATCCTTTTCCTAGTCGACTTAAAATCAAGTTTAAATAATATGTATCTAGATTTTGAGCTTCCTCAATTATAACAAAACATTTATTTAAACTTCTTCCTCTTAGAAAACTAATATCTTCTAATACTAATTTTCCAGGTCTCATAAGCATATCTAAATACATTTTTACATTATCGTTCTTAGATTTAATAAACACTTCTAAGTTATCTTGTAAACTACCCAACCATGGACTTATTTTTTCATCTTTAGTTCCTGGTAAAAAACCAATTCCTTCGCCTATTTTTACTAAAGGCTTACATACTATAATTTTATTATAATATCCCTTTTCTATCATATCTATACCAGAAGCCAAGCTTAATAATGTTTTTCCAGATCCAGCTAAAGCTTCTAAAATAACTAACTCTATTCTCTTATCATATAAAGCATCAATAGCATATATTTGCTCTCGGTTTTGAGCTTTTAAGGTACATATATTTCTTTCCTTAACTAATTCTAAATTATGATTTTTAAATTTGGCTAAATATACTATAGATGAATTTACTTTACTTTTAACAACTCCATATTGATTTTCTTGTAATTCTTTGTATTCTATTTTGCCATCATTTATAAGCTGAGCAAACATATCATTTTCTAAAAATACTTCAAAAAAGGGATTATCTTCTTTCACTACATCATATACACTAGAAATTTTAATTTTATTATATTTAGCTTCTATTCTCTGTTTAAAATCTTCTGTCATTACTTCAGTAATATCTTCATAGTTTCTAAGATATTTTACAAACTTAATTCTATCAAAATTTTTTTCAATAGATTTCATTGCCATATTAGCTTCATATCTTCTTCCGGCACTCTTATCTTTCTTACTAATTTCATCCAACTCATCTATATCCTTAAAGAGAACAATAACCTTATCTTTTTGAACTTCATCAAGCAGATAAGGTCTTTCCATAAAAGAACTAGAGTTTATTAAAAGCATTAATAATTTATTCTCCTTTTTATATCAAATTAAAGGACCAGTTTCGCCTCCTTACTCCTGATATACTATATCAATATCATCAATTTGTGATTGTAGATCCTCCAAAATCTCATGAATATCTTTTGGATAAGTTTGCCATATAGAATAAAAAATATTATCACTACCCATTATTCCTAATACACATAAATTATCTGTAGTTGTATGAAATGTTGCAGAATCTTTATTAACTTTTTGTATAGTAACTTCTCCGCCAGTTCCTCCAGGATCAACTACATAAGCATATTCCCATGCAGATAAAGTAATAGTTCCCGAATTAGCCGAACTTACATATGAATATCTTTGATCTCCCCATAATATATATAAATTATTAAGATAATATAGTTTTCCAGCACTGGCATAAAATTGACCAGTAACTATCATACCTTTATTTATTTTTCTATTTAAAGAATTTAATAAACTAGCTATTTGTCCAGATCTATCTGAAATATTTAAAGATATTGACATTAGGCTCCCTTCCTACCATATGCAAACCAGCTAAAATTTCCAGTAGATGCAGCTCCTGTATTATCATAACATCTTGCTAAAAAATTAGTAGTTGTTACATTAGATACACTACCAATAAGAGGATTACCATCCCTGTTGGTTAAAGTAATAGATATACTATTAACATCTGAAAAACTCTCATTAAATGTTACAGATATTCCAGCTAAGTTATCTATATTAATTACTCCATTATCTCGACTATATATTACTTCTTCAATTAAACTTCCAGCTTTATTTGCAAAATCAGTAATTGAATCATTAATTGATAAATTTATCATAGTTTATTAGTATACTATTCTAATAATATACTGATTCCTTTCAACTATATACATTTTATTGTTATATACAAACAACTGATCTAATGGATTATTTGTAGAATATAATATAGATCTATTTGATCCATCTAAATTACTATTCTCTATGGACTTTATTCCCTTTCCCGTCCAGAATATTTTATTATTATATATATAAATATTAGATGGATATTCTAAATCATTAGGATATTCTCCTGATCCAACTATATAAGATAAATTAGATCCATCTTTATCACACTTTAATATTCTACATGTATTATACTCAGATAAATATATATTATTGTCATTAATTAATATGAAATAAGGATTATAAATATCCCTTACTATAGAAGAAAAGGTAAGATCTGATTTATCTATTTTCCATATTTTACTATTATCTTTATATATTTCTAATATATAGATATAATTATTATCATAGGATATATGATTATTAAAATTTCTATAATCTGGTATATCCATATATCTAAATCTAATAATATCATATAAAGAAGATGTATCAGTTTTTAACATTCTTCCTAAAAATTGAACTAAAATATTATCTATTTCTTTATAATAAATAATATATAAATAATTATCTATACTTTTTAAACATCCATTATATAAACTATAAGAAGAATCTATATTTCCTATTTCTAATGTTTCAGATGCATCAATTTTAACTCTTAGTAATACTTGACTATTTTCTCCATCTTTGTTACAAAATATATAAAAATAATCATTATCCTTATCCCATACTAAAGGAATATAGCCAGTTATATATGTTACATCTTCTATCACATCAGTTGTTAAGTTCAATCTTTTTATTTTAAAGTTATAACTATCTCTATATCTTATAACAAAATATAAATAATCATTATCATTTAAAAAGTTCATAATGAACAAAGAACCAGTTTCTAAATTAAAAAAGTTTGAAATAGTATTTAAGTTTCCTATTATACTAGAACTATTATATTTTCTTATTTCTTGTACTATTCCATCAGAGTTTCTTTTAATTATTGTTTTTTTATCACTATCATCTTGAGGATTAAGATATTCTCCTCCAGATCCTCCTGTATGGGTACTTTCTTCTATTTCTGTAATTAATCCCTGGTAATCTCTATTAATTTTAATATAATCTCTTAAATAAGTATTATCATACTCATAATAGTCTCTTATAATATAATTGATTGAATCTGTAGATGTGTTCCTATTTATTTCCCAGTTACCATCTATATCGGTTATTAATCTTATATTGTTATTAATATCATCCACTAATTCATTCATATCATCTTTTTGGATTAAATACTTATAGTAAAAAGGAACATTAAAAATTTCTCTTACTAATAAACCATCATTATTATTATATTCAATAACTAATTTTTGATATCCTGGTTCTAAAACAGCCAAATTCATATCTATTGTAACTATTATGGATGATGTTAAAGAATAACATGAAGAACTAATAGGAATCCCCCAAACTGAACCATTAGATAAAACTTTTCCAATTTGTATACTTAATGTATCATGTGAAAAAAGAGCACTATTAAAGGTTATTAAGGATTGTCCATCCCATATATAATCTTCATTGATTACTTGTAATGAGTTATTTTTGATTAAAACCGGATCATATCCAATTCCAGATAATCCGTTTATTGTAAAATTTTTATTTAATCCATCCTGAATACCCGATAAGGATATATTTAGATGAGAATCATAAAACCCAGGAGCTGAATAAACTCTTGAAATTTCACCATTACATTCTTGGTTTAAAATAAAATCTAAATTTACAGCCATTTATCCTACATACCTCAATATCTGTATAGCTAATGATCCAATATTAAATATTTTTAATTCTCCATTAATTTCTTTTATGAAAAAATTAACTCCATTAATATCTGTATTTATATTATAAAAAATATTATTACTATATTGTCTTAAACTATATTCTCCATCAGATAATAAAAATATATCATTATTATTTTTTAATATTATTTTAGGTAAATATGTCTCTAAAACATTAGTTATTTCATTATTATTCTTATTTATTTTTATTAGATTAAAAGAGTTATATTCAGTAATATATATATAATCACCATCTAAAAGTAAATTAACAGGATTATATAAACCAGAAACCATTAATTCAGTAGACATATCTGTTTTATCTATTTTATATAACTCACTATTATTACTATTTATTCTCAAGAAGTAAATATAATTAATATCACTTATAATATGATAGAATGGAATAGTACCATATTTTCTTGATATACTATTAAAGACCTTAATATCTTCAAATCCTGAACAATCAGTCTTAATAAATCGGCTAACATATTCCAAATTTACAGTAAATGGAAGACCAACATCTATAGTATTAATCATATATATATAATTATCAATAACTTTCATACAACTAGCATGTCTATTATCAGGTATTGATCCTAATGTAATTAATCCACTTCCATCTTTATTAATTCTCTTAATATATCTACTATTAGAATCTCCTATATTGGATATTAATAAATAAATATAATTATCATCAATAACCCAGTTAGATAATATACTGGCATTTAAATCATATATTGTTTCTACGTTATCATTATATCCGTTTCTCCATATTTTCCAGTTATTATTATCTACACTATATATACCATATATATAGTTATCATCATTATATATAGGATAAAAATGACTATCATAATCAAAACTAACTATATCAGTCGATTCCCATAATAAAGATAAATTAAAATTAGAGTTTTCATTAGTAATAACTATTTTAGATATTAATTCATTATCATTTTTATCTCTCTGTATGAATAAATCTTCTTTTTTAAGTGGAAGAGATTCATTATATACAACTTCATGTATATTTGAAATATATCCATCATAATCATGGTTTATATCTAATACTTCACTTATATTATCACTTTTATATTTAGTAATTTGTTGAATACAATCAGGATATCTATCTCTTGAATAACTAATAACATATCTTCCACTATCATCATTTTCACTATTTATTTTATTTGTAAATATAGTATTGAAATAATTAAGATCATTAGGCTGAATATTATATCCATCATAAAAAGGAACAGTTAATATTTCTTTAAATAAATCATTTCCAATATAAAACTCTACAGACAGCTTATTTTCTCCTGGTTCTATCTTTGTAAAAGATACATTTAACCTCATTCCATATTCTTCTAAACTATAATAACTATTACTTATAGGAGATCCCCAGGATAATATATCATCATAAGAATATCTATTAGTAATTTGTATAGATAAAACATTTTGAGGTTGTGGAGCAATATTAAATACTATTTGATTAATATTCCATGTATAATCTTGATTAATTATCTGAAGAAAACCATCTAATGTTAGAATTGAAACATATCCAATTCCAGATAATCCATTTATTGTAAAATTTTTATTAAACCCATCTTGAACACCAGATAAATATATACCAGAATAAATATCGTTGGATCCTGGAATAGAATAAACTTTAGATATAGAAGTAGCCTTGTTTATTCTATTGTTATAAAAATCTATAAATATACTCATACTATCAAAATTGATTCTCCGTTTAAATTATAATCTATATTTAAACTTTTGTCAAGATAACTATTAATTTCTTTATATCCAGAAATTATTCTTTCAGATGTATCCCTTGAAAAATAAGATATATCTAAATTATTAATAATTGGAACTCCATTATATGATCTATTTATTTGTATTATACTTTTTGATGAATTTCTATTAAATGTGTATTCTCCATTCCCCATAATATTATAATTAAAACTAGAAATAAAACTTAAAAACATTTCATTAAGATCATCAGCTCTAACATCATAATCATCATAAAAAGGAACATCAAAATAATCAGTAATTATATTTCCTAAAGTATTATAATACTCAACAGCTAATTTATGCTGACCTCTTTCTAAATTAGCATGAGATAAATCTATTCTAAAAGATGTATTATTTATTAAAGTATAAAAAGATTCAGGAATTGGTTCATACCAATTTCTCATTATACTTCTTTTTATAATTCTTACAATTTCTCCCTCATTTGGAGGATCAGCTAAAATAAACTTAACTCCATTTGATGTATCTATTATGTAATCTACATTATGAATTAAAGGATATATATCTCTAAATAATAAAAGATAATTACCCATACCTGATTCTATAAATCCTCCAGGTATTAAATAATTAGCATATAATATATAATTTAAATAGTAAGATGGAAGAATAAATTCAGTAATCGATCCATCTCCAATAGGAGTTAAATCAATTCTTAAATGATCTCCTGGATTATGATAAGTTTTTATTATTGATCCACTTATTGTTTCACTAAAAGTATAAGTTTCATAACTTTGCATTTTTATATAAACCTGCCATTAGAATATACTAAACTAGAAATATCATAATTAGAAACAAAACCAGAAGATAAGCTTTTATCTATAACCTTTTCTATTAAATTATCAGATTCTCTTCTTCCTTCTAAAACAAAGTTTGTATGAGATGGTTTTACCATTCCTAATATTCTACTATATATAGTTGATGCATAATTAGTAAAATCTACTAAACTAGATTCAATAATTGATTTTATTGTCCCACTAATATTATACGGTTGTATAGTAACTAGTTGATCTATTTCAACATCGTTTTGATCTACAATTATACTCTGATCATTATAAAAAATAGTATCCTGAGTAAGTGGTATGCTTAATATACCCAAACTTGTATACAAGTTGCATACTCCAACAAATTCTGTTTTATCATAACACGGAAGATTTATTTTAAAAGTAAATCTATTAAAATTATATCCAGATAATCTCGAATTAATTCCTAATAGACTTCTTCCTAACCTTAAACATTCTTTATTTCCTTCTTCTATCGTTAATCCTGAGCAAAAATAAAGAATCATTTTAGCTTCTTCAATAACTGCATCCGTAGGAATAACCGACATATCAAATTTTAAATAAGATCTTTTTGTTGTGTTATTACTATCAGTTCTTAACCTACTATCCTTAACATATTTTCCTCCGATAATTATATAATTATCAGAATTTTGAACATTTGTTGGATATAATTGATCTATCCAGGCACTTGATATATTTCTTATAAGATGAATTATTTTATATTGACTTAAAACACTAGAAGATGTCTTATATTTTAATAATAGTTTTGGTAACTTATTAACTTCTTTTTCTGAATTAGTGGAATAAAGTATTTTAGAATTACTTGTATTTTCATCTCTAAGCTTCAACATAATACCATTATTATTTGGATAAATTTTATTATATGTTTTACCTAATTCATTTTTAATAACAATATTAGGAAATATAGATAATAAAACAGTTCCATTATTATCTGTATTTATAGTCATTAAAGAATAATCAGGATTAACAGTATCAATATTTACCATATATCCCACTAAAGCTGGTGAACTTATTAATACATTTCCACTTATTGGAATTATACTACTTAAAACAGTTGCTAAATTTGGCATTGTATAACCAGTACTGTTATAAGATATAACTAATCCATTTATCAATGGTAATAATATTTTATATCCTGTAGATATCTCTATAATTATATAACCTGTAGTTGTAGTAGTTGAATCCATTATTTCAACTACAGATCCAGTAAAATATGATCTATCTATATTTATATAGCTATATGCATATGTTAATTTATCATTTATATCTGGACTGTAATCTATAAAAGATATATTTTGATCTATTCTTATATAATCAACATCTTCTTTTTTTATGTGTCCATTTATAAAAATTATAATACCTTGTTTTACAGGATTATCAATAGTAAAATCTTTATTACTTGCATCTTGTATTCCTTCTAAATATCCACCCCAAGCTATCGGAAATGATAATTTATTCCATTTAGTAACTAAATTTTTTAAATCAAAAAAATAATTTTGGTTTAAAGAACTTATAGTTCCATAATCAATAGCAGTTCCTGGAAAAGATGGTTGATTATTCCAAGTTATTCCTCTATGATCCCAACTATTTAATACTTCATATATATCAACTATATCCACATTAGTTGAATTAGAATAATATTCTCCTAATCTCCATATATCATAACTTATATAAGGCTGAGCAAATAATGCTTCAGTTCCAAGATACATACCTTGCAATGTAGGTCCTGAATATATAGCATTATATAATGATTTCAATAGTGTTCGATACTTAAAATCAGAAGATAATACTTTTCTTAAAAAACTTTTTTGATTCCATAAATTTATATTTGCTTGGCTTTCAGATCCATCAACCTCAACTCGATTATCTAAATAATCATTTAAGTTTATTGATCTAGATCTACTCTCTAAAATACATATATAATTACCATCTTCATCTTTCAATACATGAGATCCAGGAACTCCAGATAGTAAATTAGCTTTAATTATTCCTCTATATTTAGGAGATTGCTGAATAAATATTTCATCATCTTCTAATTCTCTTATAGATTTTACATAAAGATATGGAAAAAGAGTTTCATAAACTAAATTTTTATAACTAGAAGAATCATAATCATATATTGAAAATCTTGGAATATTTAAAGGAATTCCAAAATTATTATATAAAGCATCTTTTGCATATTGACTATTTCTTGCACCTATGGTTCCTTCTGCGTGCCATGTTATTTGATCTATACCATCTGATAATACGTTTAAGGTAAATCCAAATTCATTAATATCTTCAACTATATAATCTGTATACCCTTTTACCGTAACTATTGTTATGTCCTTTGGAGGAATACAAAAAGGAATATCAAAAGTGATATAATATCTTTTAGCTTTATTAACAACGAAAAAACCTATTTGTGATTCATTATATTTTAGAAAATTATTAGCAGATATTATTCCCAGGTTTTCCCTAAATTCTTTATATTCCTCACATATTGTCCATAATAGTTTATATATATTAGAACTTTTAGAAGTTTTATATATATCTGGTAATAATGATAATAAAACTTCAGCTCTTGTGCTAGGTTTAAAAATTGTTAAATCAGTATTAAGATTTTTAGATCCATCCATATTAATACCTTAATCTATTAATCCTGTATCAGATCCTACAGGTAAAATAGGCCCTTTGTATTCTATTCTTGTATCAGATACTATTATATCTGGTTGTAAGGGAGCAAGATAAGCATATTCTAGTTCTCTTATATCTATATTACTTTGTTCTCCTAAATTTGTATCTCTATTAAATATAGTAAACGGTAAATCAACTCTTGCAACACCTTTAATCATTCTAATTATATGATCTATATCAGATTGGTTTACTGATTGGTTTATTTGTCTAGTTGAAAAATAATCACTTATCTTGGTAATAATATTAGATAACACATAAGACTCAGTATACATCTCATATAGAGAAACAGTTGCTTTAATATATATAGGTACTCCTGAAGCTGCTTTACATAAAACATCAGATGTAATATCTCTTTTATTTTCTATAGAATCTTGTCCATCTTTTATAGTTTTATTATAAGCATAACTAATAACATAATCTCTAATAGGAGCTGATGATATCCATACTACTCTATCTTGAGCTTGTGAACTTTGAAAATTATAAGTTTTATCTTTTTCTAATCTATAAGCAGAAGAAGGATAAGTGATTGTATGCTCTCCTTGATCATCTGTATAGGTTGAAGTTATGTTTAATACAGCAGAAACTGGTTGATTATTTAAAACAATTGCTGGTCTTCCCAAATATACAACTTCCGATCCAGCTTCTATGTTTTGAGTAGTTGTAGTGCCAGTATAATTAGTTGTATGTTGAATATATATATCTACTTTTCCAGGACCTCTACTCATTGTACTATCTGGTTCTATAACCTTTGCTCCCTTTATATAATCTACTTTAAGTACTTCCTCGATATATCCATTAGAAGTACCATTAGAAGATCCTGATAAAGAAAATGGAGCCCTAGATGCTAAACTTGCATCTGTTTCAACATCTGATCCACCAGTAGTCAAAAGATCATTAATAACTCCATTTACAAAAGATGTATCTGTGTTAATTATTGAGTTAGAAGCTATGTTTCCAATGGAACCAGACATAGTACATACTATAGGTACTTCTACTTCTGTTTCTCCAGTAAGGATTATTCCTTCTTCTGATGTAGTAAATTCAATATTTCTACCACTAGAGTCTATTCTTGTGGATAAATATGTACCAGCAGGAATAGATATATCTGCATTAGTTTCTTCATAAACAAAAAATCTTGCAGTACCTACTGCATGTGTTGCTGATTTTCTCCTAGTTCCCCAATTAGATACTAAAGCGTCCAAATATTTACCTGTAGCTGTATTAATACTTTGAGCATCGCTTGCTATTTTTGCCTCGTCCCAAAGACCTTCTAGTTCATAAGATTGAGGATCTATAAATATATCTCTAATTACTGTACCTATTTTAGTATCTACATTAGGAGATATATCTCTTATTTTACCAATTAAAGATGTTACAATATCTGAAAAATTTTTCATTATAATCTTATTCCTAAATTTATTTGTTCCGTAACATTAGACATACTTAATAAAGATATCTTTACTGAAAAGGTTGAAAACTTAGAAATTTCTGGTTCAAATGGATATGTATCAGGATTATCTCCTAAATAATCAGTAATTATTTCTTTTATCTCGCTTATATATTCATCACTATTTAATAATTGATACTTAGATTGATCAGACTGTAATGACATATATAATCCTATAGCATTTAAACAAGTATCTCTTATTACACTCTGTATATATTCTGGTCTTCCTTTTTGTCCAATTATTCTTTTTATTTCAGATCCATATTTTTTATGAAATCTATTAGATCCTGTATTGGTTAATAAAACTTTATTAACATCCTGAGAAAGCTTATTAGATCCAGATATCATAGTTGTCTGACCCCGACCATCAAAAACTATATCTAGATCTAAAAGATCAAACTCTCCACTCTCGTTATCTATTTTTATATCGTATGACATAATTATCCTATATCGTTGTTTATTACATTTTGAACATTAGTATAACTTTCACTAAGAGTTGTATTCTTTTCTGCAGTAGTTTGGCTTTTATTGATTTTATCTTGGTAAAGCTGTATTTCTCTTTCTAGATAACTCTTCCTATTATCTAAATAAGAAGAATAATTTCTCAAACTATTATGCAGACATAATATATCAGGGATTGACATATGATCATTCCAAGGTAAATTATCTAAAATATTATTAAGTCTTTGTTTTTCACTATCTAGAGATAATGTATGATCTATAAATCCCTGTATTTTCTTTAAGTTAAATTCTGCGTTACTTAAAGCTCTATTTTTCAAATTTTTATAATAATTATCATTTTTATCTATTACTGCTTTTAATAACTCATAAGTATTAGGATAATTTGTTTTAGCATCATCTAGAAAATCTTTTAATTCTTGTGATACTGCAGTTTCTATTTTACATAAAGGATCTAAAATTGGTTCTAAGATATCAGCTATTGCATCTGTTATATCTTGTAATTTATCTAACACTTCATTTTCTATAGTATCTTCTATTATCGTTATTTGTTCTTGAATAGAAGTAAGATCAACTTGATAATTTATCACTGTATTTATTGTCTTTAAGGTATCTTCAAGTTTATCAAAAGCACCTTTAAATTTATCATCAAATAATTCTTGTAGATTTAATGGAGTTGTATCAGCCATTATCCACCTGCATATACGTTATAAGAACCATTTACTATTATATCTCCGTTTGATATTATATCTTCTTCTCTTGATAAATTTCTATTTCTTGAAAAAACCATACCAGATCCAGATACTATAGGTAAAAACACCCAGTCATCTCCTACTCTTGTTCTAGCTATATCTCCTAATTCAGCTACAGGCATATTATTGGAATTAACAGTATAATCCTGAACATCAACTATCATTCCACCAAATGCTGTAGGATCATTTAATCGAGCTACTGGTAATCCCATAAATAATTCCTCTTTACATTATACTAAAATTGTTGACTTTACGCTACTAATATATCTCCACTGTCAATTGCACCACAATTGAGATTAATCATTTGTCCATTTATATTTACTAATCCTGTACATGTTATGTTTAAATTACCATTTACTAAGCTAGTCATGTTTCCAGTTACCTGAGAATTAACATTTCCAGTTATATTAAGAGTTAAATCACCTACTCCTTGTATTAAGGCAGTTCCTGGAACTCCGTTTTTTCCCCATTTTATTTCTAAATATTTTTCTCCTATAATCCAAGCATCTTCTTTTGCTAATAATCTTGCTCCCTTAGTTGAATAAATAGAAGCATTTCCATCATTACAAAAGATACCACCATCTTTACAGTTCATAAACCATGAACCATTTTTTGTCTTATTGTTAAAATTATTACCAATAAAACTTATATCTCCAGTATCACAAGCTATTCTCACACTTTTAGCAGCTGAAATATTAACGCTATCATTAGATCTAATATTTAATGATTTATTACCTAAAATTGTAAAACTTGGCTCATTTCCATCTTCAGTTCCTGGATTCATTTCTATAACATTTTTTGATTTTGCATCTTCTATTATTAATTTACCACTACCTTCCATTGTTATTCTAGCTAAATTTTCTACAGAATCTCCATCATCTACTGCACTTTGTATTATTATATTACCATCATCATACATAAATAAAAAAGAATGTTCCTTAAAGAAAGGACCTTCTGTTAATCTACCATCCTCTGCATATCCAGTACCTTTAACATATTGTCCTTTTCCTGGATCTCCTGAGCTTTTTATAAATTTAGAATATGGTTCTCTAACAACTATCTCTATTCCGCCAGGAGAAGCAGATATTGAATCAGTTGTAGTGGTTGATCCATCACTAGATCTCCATCCAGCTGACCTTTGTCTTGGTTTTATCCAATCATCATGATTAGTCCATTTTCCATCCGTAGTTCTAATTATTCTTTTATTTTTTAAATGTATAGAAGTACCATGCTCACATCTATCATATATTTCTCCCTCATCGATAGTATTTAAACTTGCTACATCCATAGGTCTAAACCCTAAAATATATGGAGTATTCTCACCCATAAACCCAATTATTGCTATTGTATTCTTTTTAGGAGAATGCATCCTTCCCCATGTTGCACCAACCATAGAATAGTGAAAAGGAATTTCAAATGTTTCTCCTGCCTGATCCATCCATTGGATTTTTACTGTCTTGTTAACCCTATTTACATAAATAACCCTACCAGTCCTAATTCTTCTAAATCTTTCAGTTGAAAGCATATTATCATCAGCAGGACTGATTCTTACTGAATCATCTCTTATTCTATTAATATATCTTGGATCCATACAAATCTCCTCTTTTATAATCCATACAAAGATGCATGAATATATTTTTTATATGATCTATTTTCGGCATCAGGATTAGCCCATATCCACTGAAAACCAGAATTAAGAGCTATTTGGATAGACTCTTCCCATGAAATTAAATTTGTTTTAGTTTTTATGTATATGAAAAAGTCAGCTGCACATCCTATTCCATGCATACTATAATTTACATCTTCATAGGTTTTTATATATTCAACACTATATCCTTTTCTTCTACATATTTCTTCCATTCTTTGTTTTGCATTTATAAGACCTGGAGATTCTCCTACATATTTTAAATTTCTAATATCTTTTACATATTTATTATAAAAATCTGATTCAGAATAAGGATCAGCTCCTATATTATAATAAGATGGTTGATTATTACAATTAGTTGTAAAAACTTTATTGTTATCTGGTATAGATCTATCTATATCTGGTATTTTATAATCAATCTTCTTTATCTGTATTGCAGTTTTATATTCCTTATAAACATTTTCACAAAAAATAGAATCATCTATATTATCTCTATTATCTCTATTTCCTGTAAAAAAACAATGAGCTAAGTTTTTAACAATATTTCTATAAGGTGGAATCATATCTCCAAACTTACCTAGTTTATTAATACTGTCTATAGTATATAATCTAGCAATTCTTATACATTCATTTTGATCCATAATTTTTTCTTTAATTTTATTATAATTATTATCTCCATTAATAATCCTAGATGGAACTTTATCTCCTGTATATTTTTTAGATTGATCTACAGTCATACCAAAAGATCCTATTCTTTCTGATCCATATAAAGGACAATTATAAGTTACTTTTATATTAGCAGGAGACCAATTACTTATAGCTTTCCAATATGCACCTAGAAAAATTTCTATATCTACATCATTTATTATAGTACTTGAATAATATCCTGGAATATTTCTACATGCTATATAATTATCTGATACTTGTAAAGATCCCTCTTCTGATTCTATATCTAAAACTTTTTGAACATTTTTTTCAAAAGGTGGAAATAACTTACCTTTTTGTCTTACATACTTTAAAGTAATTCTAGTTTTATAAATACCTCCTAAAGTCCAAGAATGCGAAACTCCTTCCATATAACCATCAATTCCATCTCCTTTTATTTTACCATTTTTCCAATATTTTCCAGAATCTATAAAACTACATGTTAATCCAGCTTTAATTCTAGGATCACCTATAACAGTTTCATCTCCAGAAAACATCTCTCTTAAACTATAATCTCTTTCAATCATTCCTCTAAAAGCAGATTGTATTACTTTAGTTATTTTAGGATCCCATACATTTTTCATCCTAAATCCTAGTCGTGTATAATATTGTTCATCTAAATAATCAGGAAACGCAAATACTCCAATATTTCTACCAGTTATAAAATCAAATACTGTTTGACCTATTGTCTCCATATTAAGTTGTCCTAAAGCTTCTCCTCCAGCAACCATAGCAGCTGTAAATACTCCCTGCTCTGTTTCAGTAAATTGCTGAGATATTATATCAGAATGATCAAATATAATTTCTGGATCATCCATCCAGGGAACTATTCTATATCTTAATATTCCCCTATTTGGAGGAATTAATACCCCTCCCTCAGTAGGACATACTTCACAAAAAACTTCTCTCATGGTTTGTCTTGCAATCATTCTTAGTAAAGATTTTGCTGTTCTATTATTTGCTTCGAAATTTTCAAAAATTGTAAGCTCAGATAAAATTAAAGAAACATATCTCCAATCATATTCCATAAGTTTTTTAACTCTTTTATAATCTTCTTTAGTTCCTTCTAAAAATTTATTTAAGCTTTCTTCTATAATTTTTATTATTTTATCTGCAACTCCTTTATCTCCAAGTATGGCTTTAGGAATATCAGGATTATTTGATAATGTTTCATATATACGTCCAAGTTCCCAATCATTAAAATCTAAACTTGGCTGTGTATCTCCTCTCCCTTGTCCAAGAAAAGATCCACTTTCAAACAATGAAGAATTCTTAGGACCAAGAGCTGTTCTTTTAAACTCTTTTTGAAGATCCTCAGTAAAAACTTTACCCCATTCTTTATCTATTCCTTTTATTAAAGATTCTCCTATTCTTTGAAGCTCTGCAAAAAGACCACTATTTGTGCCTGTTAGTATATAGTTTAAATATTGTAAAATTTTAATAACTGCAACAAATCCAGTTACTGAATTAAAATCCATAGTATGTATTCTTGTAATTTTAAGCAAACTAAAATCAGTAAGATGCATATGATCAAGACAGTTTAATGTTATAAACGATCCGCTTTTTGGATCTTGTGATCTTGTTATACTTGTAATAAATCCTCTAAAAACTTCAGATTTTATTTCATCTTCTTCTACTAATGGAACAACATATTTACTTCCTCTTTCTTCTCTCTTTTTTCCCTTTCTCCATAGCTCTACTGTTATTGTATCCATTACTCCTATTCTAATATTATTTATTGAAAAACAGTTTATCTCTGGTAAAGACCACTCTAAAAACTTAATATCTGGATGATCTGCAATAGTTATATTACAATTATGATTACCAGAGGTAACATTATGATTAGTCATAATGTTAATAATTGGAGCTATTGGATCTTCTGAAGTAAATTTGGCATCTGCATCATAATCGACCCATATATCTTTATAAGGAACATCTAATCCAAAATATCCACTATTTTTTCTTTCCTCTTTTCTTCTATTAAAAGCTATTTTATGTTTCTTATCTGAAAATCTAGAATATATTTTTACTACATAACCAGTAGAAAAATAATCTAGATCGGGTATATTAGTATTTTTAAAATAACTAGGAACTATTTCCATCTAAACTCCTCTATATTTATCAAAAAGATTAAGACCTATCATCATGTTTAGTTTCCATAAAACAGTATCATTTATAAAATCAGAATTAATTTGTTTCGAATTATAAGATACTCTTCCTATTTGTTCAGAAAATTTATTTATGTTTCTAACATCATTTATATCAACCCCTGAAATAAACACATTATCTCTTGATTCTCTTCTTCCAGAAACTATTGGTGGAATTTGATCATTAGTAAATGAAACACTAGATGAAGTTTCAATAAATGATTTAGAATCTAAACCAGATGGTATAACAGCAAGAAATCCACTATCTATATATGATCCTTTTTTAGAGTTTGATTCATCTTTTATTATATTTTCAGTTAATATTTGAAATTCAACATGATACTTATATATATGGGTATTAGCATCTCTAGTATAGGAAAAAGTATTCCATACAGCTTTATATTCTTTTCCATCTACATATATATCAACATTATTATTTCCTGGATTATTATTTCTAAATACAGTATCTATATAATCTATAGCTTCTTTATACCAAGATCCCGTAGTTCCATCTATTTCAATGGACATTGGATCAAAACCAAAATCTTGAAATATAGCACCAGCTAAAGTATCTATTTTTCTTATTCTTTTACTCTTTTTAATTCTTAACTGAGTAGGGTCTATATGCATAGTAATCCTGGTGGTATCATCAATTTTTATAGTAAATCTTTTTTTATTAGACTCTAATAATTTATCATATTGATTTTTTAAGTCAATACCAGTTAAAGGCTTACCATCTTTGATTAATGATTTTCTAATATTAGAGTTATCAGTACCAGTTCTACCAATAGATGATGAAGATTCATGTTTAACATCTGACATTTTATATCTCCTAATTTAAATTATGATTATCAGTATCTTTAATATATGAAGCTATTGGTTGTTGAAAATATTCTTTTTCGTCCATCATATCTGATATAAAACTATCAGGCGAATCTAAGGATCCTGCAAGATTTATTTCTTCTATCTCTTCTTCTTGTTCCTCGTTATTGATAAATTCTTTAATATTCATCATTGATAACATATTATTTATATTATCTATTCTTGATTGTGGTTTATCATATTTAAAATCTAATTTTTCATCCTTTTGTCTTCTATTTTCTCTATATATAGGTAATGTTTTTCTTATATATTCAGGACTACTAGTCCCAAGAACATCTTTTACGTTTAAATTACTATAGTTTTCCCAATTTCCACTAAGATGAGCAGCCGCCAAAAGACCATAAAGATATTCTTCGGCTTTTTTAATATCTTCTTTTGCCATTTTTTGTATTTTTTCAATTTCACTTTTTGTAAGTGTTTTAAGAGTTTTTTCTGTAAATAATTTTAACATTTCATCTTGAACATCCGAATGAGAAAGAAAAAATTCTTTTAATTCCTCTCTGTTCCATTTAGATGAATCTTCTTTATATCCAAGATTTTCTAATGTTTGACCCATAAGATTTTTGACATTATATTCCATTATTTGATAAGCACCTAAAGGCTCACCTAATGATTCATTTGGAACTCCAACAGCTCTATAATCTCCTCCACTACTTTCTATACTAGCTAGTGCTTTAGCATAGGATTCTCCCTCTACTCCTACTCCACCAGCAGAAAAGAAATATCCTTCCAGTCCTTGTCCGGCACCATTACTAGATATATCTACTGTATTATTACCAGATAAACTTTTATTTAAAAAATCGCCAATATCATCTAAATATTTTTCTGGGTTACTAAAAATATCTAACATTTTATCTGTAATATTATTAACTGAATCTCTAATTGAATCCATTCCAAAGGTATCTAAAAACATAACTGTATTTTTACTCAAAGATTCAAAAGATTTAATAATTTTTTCTGAATCTTTTTTGGCTTTTTCATCCCAAGATGAAATACCAATATCTGTAGAAGATGGATCTAATTCTATCTCCTCTATATTTATATTTGGTTTATCGTTCTTAGTATTAAAACCTATATCTGTATAAGAAGATGTACTCATTCCTATTAAATTTTCTCCTGGTAAAAAAGTTTCTTTAATAGGAAGTAAATCTTGATTCTTTTTTCTTTCTAATAATTCTCTATCTCTTTTACTAGATATATCAAATTTATCTAACCATTCCTGAAACAAACTTTTACCTTCTGATTTATGTTTATTTTCTGATAAAGTTGTTCCCTCCATACTTTTTTTCAATAAATCATTTTGTGTTTTAATACGATTTTCAATCTTTTTAGTATATTTTTCTTCTTTTTCTAGTTGATCAGGAGAAACTTTACTATATTCTGGATTTTCATACATGAATTTCCATCTTTCTTCTTCTGATTGTTTAATTTTTTTATCAATTTGATCAAAAATTGTATATATTACTGCCGCAGGAGCCAAAAATATTCCAGTACCTACTATAATTTCTATTCCTCCACCTAAAAACATTCCTTCTAAAGCAGGTAATATTATCTTAGGTAATTGGATCATTATTAATCTTTTAGTAAATGGAACACCCCACGCCCATAGTTTTTTAGTCATCCACTGAGCTATCATTGTCATAATAACTGTCTTACCAGTATCTAAAATACCTCCCAAAATACCATGTTTTTTTATATTACTTATAAAATCCTGAGCACGATCTAATTTTGTTTTTTCTTTAGTATCCTGTTTTTTTATTAATTTTAAATCACTTAAAAGTTCTAAGAGTTTTTCGAACTCTTTTGTCATCTCATCTTTTCGAGCTTCTTCAACCTCATCTGAAGTTTTATCAGTTGTTTTCTCAACTGAATTATTTTCTGTGTTAAATTGTTTATCTATATCTTCTAATTTTTTTTCTATAATATCTACTTTTGTAATAATATTATTATCAATTATAGGAGCTGTTATAGTATTTTCTGGAAAAATTAATTCCATTTTTATTTTAGATATAGAATCAAAATCATTTTTGATCTTATTTGAAAAAGAAATAATTTTATTATATGATTCTTCAAGACTACGATCATTAATAGAAAAATTAATAGTATTGTTTATATCTTTTTCGTTAAAATCATCAAACATAATTTATCCCATATTACTAAAAATAGATTCTTGGTTTCTTCTTGCAATTAATCCTATATCTTTAACAAAATCTTCTTTATTTATATATGAATCTTTTAAATTAATGATGGATACTTTTTTCTTTTTTGTTCTATTTTTTACTTTCCATTTATTAGAATCTTTAATTAATTTTATTTTCTCATAAAATTTATCATTATTATTATCATCATCATTAAATGTTTCATATATATCTACATCTCTAGTATCTTTATTATCATGTATTATAACTTTATATCCTTCATATTCTACAGGATCTAAATCCATTCCCTTGTTTGTAATATATACTCCAGGAAATATTTCTTCTTTGTTGTTTTCTTCATTAATAAAAGTAGGAGATACATCAGGAATATTTTTTCTACTAGGCAGTTCCGGTATAGTCTCAAGTCTTTCTTCAGGTATTTTAGGAATGGTTATTTTATTATTTTCAATAGTAAAATCTTTTGATAAATTTCCTGATGAAATATTTGAAATATCTTTATATTTTTGATCAAAGATATTAATTTTATCTTTTTTATCATCTTCATCTTCTTCAAAATAACTTCTAATTTCATAACTCCATCCCATAGAAGTAGTTAAATCTTCTGCTTTTCTAATAACTGATTTATATCCTGCATCAGTAGATACATCCATAATTGTATGTGTTGAAGGATCAATAATAATCCCAACATGAGGATAAGGATCAACAGAAGCATTATCTTTAAATACAATAACATCTCCAGGTTTTGCATCTTTCCATCCCTTTACAGCTTTTCCTCCTTTTGCATAATCTGGAGCCCATTCAATATTTCCAACTCCTTCTTTCGTAACATCAACTCCCATTTTCTTTAAGAACTCATTAGTAAAAAAACCACAAGAATCTTCCCAATACTGTTTACCTTCTAACTCTTTAGCTATATCAGATACCTTTGATGAATCCCCACTAAATACACTACCTACAAAATCTACAGCTTTAGATATTGAACCTATTACTATCTCACCAACATATTTTATACGGTCTTTGAAAATTTCAATAAAATTAAATATTGAGTTTTCTATAGACTTATCTCCCATATCCTCTAATCTATTTATAAACTCATCTTTTAATTTGTTCCAAGATATTATAATATTTTTAAATAAATCTGGTACTTTATAATTCCATTCATCGATAGTATTTAATAAACTATCACTCATATTATACGAAGTTATAGGATTATACTTATCAACATTATACATTTTTGGAGTAGGTAAATATTCTGGTTGAATATAGTTTGTTTTATAATTATCTGGTATATTTTCTGGTAATATAGGCTTATATTCATCAGTTTCTGGTATATTATATTCCCTATCTATATTTTCATAATCAAATTCATCAGTTTCTGGATTAAAAGTAGGATAATAATTTTCAGATATATTAGATGATGAAGCAGGAACAACTTCAGGAACACTAGGAGTATTATATCCTACAGGAGAAGGAATACTAGGTAATTTTATATCTGGATTTTTTATTTCTGGAAGATCAATATCTGGTAAATCTACATCTGAAGAATCATCCATAATCTCTTCAGTTATACCCTCTAATACATTATCTGTAGAATCTTCATCTACTGATAATACATCTACAGATGGAATGTCTTCTTCAAACTCTTCTATAGTTTCTTCAGATATTAAGTCTCTTAAAACATCATTAGATTTTTCAATAGTTCTTACTATTTCTGAAGATCTAACAATATCAATATTATTATTTTTTCCAAAAATATTGGACAGACTATTAATAATTGGTGAAGTTTTTACACTAGAAAATACAAATTTAGATATATTATCTAAAAAACTATAATTTTCTGTCTTTTTGTAAACATCAGTAGAATAATTATTTTTAACTTTATTAATAAAGCTTTCTATTTTTTTATAAGATTCATCTAATTCTTTTTCATCAATAAAAAAATTAAGCCTAGCTTCTATCTGATTAGTAAAATCTTGATAATCACTAGGCATTTTTTATCACGTTCTTTCAATTGTTAGATGATCATAAAGCTTCATTTTTTCTCTAAATTCTTCTTCACTCATTTCATTAGTTTGTGAAACATAACTTACACTATCTTGACTTTCTTTATATTTTTTAAACATTTCTGGATTGGAAAACATTGCTATAAATTCAGCGTTATTATCTATTAGTTTTATTAAATTTTGTTTCCATTTATATTCTCTTTCTCTTTTTTCCAGACCATTATAATAATGCCACATTTTTCTTTCTGGTGGCATTATTTTAAATTCCTCTAAATTACAAAAAGCATCTTCACATATTATTGAAATAAACTGACCCCTGGGGGTCTTTATTAGTTTTTTATTTCTTCTCCGCTAAGAAAACTAGATTGTTCTTTACTAATATCATTAATAAAATCTATTATTTTTTCCACTAAACTAAACTGCCATTTGCTAATTATATTTACTATATCTTCATAAGAAACTTCTATTCCATTTATTTTTGTAATACTTCTAGCGATTAGCTCTTTTCTTATTTTTAGACTTCTTTCGATTTTATTTTCTGATTCTACCATATTTGAATAAAGTTCTCTATTTTCTTCATCAGACATAGTTTTTACAGTAAAAACAAAATCTCCAATTTTTAAATCTTTCTCTATTTTACCATACAATATCAGCTTTTCTAATAGTTTCATTTTATCTTCGCTCATCTTATTCCTCCGTTATTAACCTTTAAATGGTAGTCCTAATTGTCCCGCTCCCTCTTGTTGAGTAGTAGGAGCTACAAATGAACTTGATGGACTATTTGTTATTCTTCTAAATGCAAAAGATGCACTCTCGGTTATTATTTTATTTCCAGCTGTTACAGGGAACCTATAACTAGTTATCCAGCACTCTGTATATTCTCTAATAGTAGGTGGACCAAGAGGATTAATTGTTATCATTTGAATATCCATTGGAAAAGTAATATCAGCTATTGTTTGTATTTTAGTTATATCTATAGGAGGCCCTCCTCTTGAAACATCTCCTCTATATATTGCTGAAATCAAATCATTTTTAAATAGTGTAACCCTACTACATTCGATTGTTCCGCTAAAGTTTTGTGGAACTAGTTCCACAGGATATATGTTTCCTATTTCATAAACTGGATTAACAGGTCTATTTTGTATAGGAGTAATAGACTGTATCATACCAACCCCAAAACCATTAACAACCACTCCAATAAAATCACATGTTTCAGCAAATCTACCTACTGGAGGAGCAGCTCTTCTAGAATTAGGATCATCTAGATCAGAGTAAGTTCTTTTGGGATCAAATCCAGATGTTGACATTATTTACACCTTCTTAAAATTAATTATGAACTATAAAGAGCTAAGGTTATTTCAATCCAATTGCAAGGATAAACTGGTCGTAAATCAAATCTTACATCTATTTGTCTTGGTTCAGATGTATTCTGTTTAACTCTTATATTTTTATAATCGTATATTATATTTCCTTCTTTTAATCTCTCCAAAACAGACTTTGTTGTAGAACTAATTGATGCCACTGTGGTGGAAACTATTTTTTTAGCAATATAAGTAGCCTCTAAACTTTCTCTTACTAATGTAGCAGTATAATCAACAGCTCTAACTACTGAAATTTCCTGAGTATCGGCACTAGTTAAATCAGTTGTCATTCCATGTCTTACTCTTATGTTGCCTCTAAAATCTTCAATTACACAAACACCATTAGAAGCTAAAGTATTCATTTGTGTTCTTGTAAAAGGACCTGCTCCTAATGCAGTAAATCCTGATAATGTTTTGTGTGTTGAAGGCTCAGCTGGATCATAAAAAGATAAAATTCCAGCAAGAGCACATGCTATATATGATCCATTTAAAACCATATTGGATCTATTAATAGGATCATATTTAAAAGCAGATGTTGGATAAACATACACCATTCTCTGATCTGAAAGTCCTGTAGATATAACTATTGCTTCAGACTGACTCTGATTAATATCTCCAGAAACTATCCCAATTCTTTCTTTTCTTTCATCATGACCACTCATTGAATCTACATGAGATTTTAATGCATTTCTAACAGTTGATGATATATTTAAAGGAACTATTATATTTGTATCATATTGTTTTAGAGTATCTAAAGCATTAGAATAATCAGAATCTGAAATAGTTCCTGTAGTTCCATTGGAAATTTCATAAAAAGGATCATTTATTGGAAGACCTAACTCTGGACGAATATTTACAATTCTTATAGTATGGTTGGCTCCTTTAACTCTATTAGTTAAAGTAAATGTACCATTTCCATTAGAAGTTGCTAAAACTGGTATTCCATAAGTATGATTAATATCATAAACAATAGATAATGAATTGTCTATACTACTAGTTCCAGATGGAGTTGAAGATATATTAACAGTTACTGCACTCTCTCCACTTCCACCGTCTTGAACTGTAAAAGACCAAGAATTATTTAGAGCACCAGAAGCAACTGCAGTACTAGTTAAAACAGCTGATGTACTAGTAGATGATTGAACCTGTAAAAGTAAAACAATAGGAGCATTTTGTGAAAAAGCTAATTCGGCTCCAAGAGATAAAGGATTAGATGTACTAGCTTGTCCAAACTCAGCTACTACAGAATCTTGATCATAAAACAAAATTGGATCAAAAGTTCCCTGTTGAGCTTCTCCTATTATTGCTATGATGGTTTGTCTTCCAGATGATCTTGAAATTCCAGGATTCTGAATAATTTGAGAATATGCGCCTGGCTCTTTATATCCTTCTATTGACATTCTTGTACTCCTTTATGAATGTGGTGTATAATCTGTTACCCATCCATGTTTCTCTAAAACAGTTACTGCAGTTATTGCATCAACTAAGGTATCATATACTTGCTCTGCATAAACTGTTATACTTATTGTAGTTTGATATATGGCTCTTGTAGTATCTAATGGTATTAATGTATCTCCTCCTGGAGAAACTGTTAATATTCTAATTCCCCTATTTAATAAATATTGTCTTTCTATAAACTTTAAAGCAGCTATTATATTGTCTACCATTCTATCTCTTACTGGAGTTGTATCGCCTTGTACTTGTAACTGAAAGCCTATATTTTCTGCATATCCTCTTCTTTCGGCTATTACTCTTGGAATTTCTAAATCATCAGACCAGACATCCTCTATAAAATCTCTATCTAATCCTAAAGGTATATCTTGTCCTCCAGTATTCTTTATTATTACATTTGGATAAGTTCTATTTATTAGTGGTATTTCATCATATATAGCTGGTATCTGTATATTACTATTATCTTTTTTAAACTCAGAATAATTTTCAAAATAGTGTCTAATAGCATATATTATTTCATTTTTAACATTATATCTTAATCCATAAATATAATCATTAAATGCCATCCTTGAAAATTTCCCTAAAATTATTATTAATTATTTTAAATATATCTATTGACTCTTCAGATATTGGATCCTTTTTTATTTTATTTTTATAAATTTTATTTAATATTTTTTCTCTAACTGTTTTAGAATAACTAAGTGGTATATTATCAGACATTATTTTACTAGCCATTGATTCTTTATCTTTTAGTTTAAAAGTATCTTTATTTATTTTATCTCTAAATTTAATAATTTTACTTCTATCTAAAAAATTTTGTAAAGAATTAAGATCTATATTAAAATTAAACATATTCTTTTATCATTATATTATACTGTATTTTTTCATATTTCTTCTAGATCCACCAATAGTTAAAAATTTCCATTGTACATACAAGATCCTGTTTAAATGGATTGATTGTCATTGTACATTTTAAATTATTATATTTTTCACCTATAGTTCCACTAATTGGTATATCATAAATGATATCTGATATCTCTGGAAAATCTAATACCATTTCTTGATATCTGGTTAATCCCTTAACTTCACTTCTTGTAGCAGAAGCAATATAAAACCTAGTGTTTTTCTTATATACTGATCCATAAGGAGAAGTAATATCAGTAGTTAATATAATAATATCTCTTTCTTTTATAGCAGGATCTGTTTTTTTAGTCCATGCTATTGGCTGTTGTAGAACTGCTAATCCTACATTAGTTATATCTATTATTTCTTTACTAGGTATAAAACTAATAGGTATTGTAACAGCTACTTCATATCCTCCTAAATATCCAGTTCCATAACATAATTGACATCTAGATACTACATCTTGAAATCTTCCATGAGCATCATCCCTATTAGAACATGGAGTTCCAAACATTTTTCTAGATAACCATACAGCATTTTCACCAGCAAGTCTAAGATTTTCTTCATGAACATAAGAAAGTTCTTGAGATAAATAATCAATTGAATCTCTATCTTGCTGACTAAGAATATAATTTGTTTGATTTAACCAATCTCTGTATTCTGTCATGCCGCCAAGCTTTCTTTAATAAATAAAACATCTTTAACAATAGTATAAACCTTTCCAGTACCAGTAGTTACTTTAATATCATAAATATATATTCCAGAGCTTAAATCTGTAGTATCTTCTGGAATAAAATATATCTCAGCTACACCATTAGCTGCATCTGTAATAAGTATTTCAGATGAAACTGAAGAATCTTTTTCCAGTATACTAGCAGTAGAAAAATCATTATATCTAATACTTAAATGTATTAAATATCCAGTTATGTTTATAGGTCTATTTAAATCATCTACTACTGTTACTCTAAAAGTTTTATCATCATTCTTATATATATTTTTTGATTGATCAGACATATCTACCGTTCCCTCTTCTGTAGAAATTATTCCAGTTAAATTTTCTATTTCAGTAACTAATCCAAAAATTAAAACAATATCTTCAACAATTCCAGATATTGATTCAGATATACTTATTCCCGAAGATGATATTCCTAGACCTCTGGTTATTAGTAAACTCATTATTGAGGTACCCTCTCAAATACATCTATATTAGAAGATACTCCATTAGAATTTTTAAGGTCAAAAGTTAAAAATGGAGTAGTTCCATCATCATCATAAAATATCATTGTATTGTTGAGAATTTTCCATCTTCCGGTTTCTATTTTTCTAATAATATCTACATTATCTTTTATTGTACTTATATCTGAAATATCATTAATAATTAAATCTTCTAAAAATATAGCAGATATACTATCTTCATCTATTATAGTATACTCAATTATATAATATCCTGTACTAATATTATCAGGATTCCATACATATCTATACTTTCCAGTACTTATATTTAATAAATCTATAGAATACAATATATCTACTTCTTGATTAGATAATATATAATATACCCTAACTTTAGCACTAGTTATATTATTTTTTAAACTACCATCAAAATCTTCTAATAATATTTCTAATATTATTTGAGATGTATTAGTGTTATCTATTATCATATCTAATTATCTTCTTTTAATTTATTCCGTCAACCCCTCCGCAACTTTACGGAGATTATTTCTCTTTAAATTTTTTAGCATCGTCCGCAGTAAATGTATTATTACATCCAATACATTTTAATTTTATTTTATAATTCCCATTATCCTTTAGGGTCGCTTTATCGTCTGTTATTTTTGCTTTGTCGATGTTCAATATAGTAATTTCTTGAAATTCGACACTGTAGCAAATCGGACAAATCACCATAATAAATCCTCCTAAATTATGCCAACAGCGATCCTGGAACGATATAAATATCCGTTCCTACAGATTCTCCTCCAGGTGCCGCTGTTGTGGGTTGCGTATCCGCTTGCGGGTTAGCATTATTCACGCAATGTGCCGAAACAAATACAACATAATCACCGACTACAATATCCGTATTTCCGTCAGCATCGAGAACCCTCGCCAGTGCGTAAAAAATATCTAAATGATTGATATTTGCCGACAAAGGAACGCCCACCGCGATAATTGTTGGGAAGCTCTGGCATTGCGCATTCCCCGTCCAATTTGCAAGGTTTTGAATTCCTGCCCCCGCCCTTCCTCTTGCGGCGGCAGTTGCAGAATTAAGTTTCATTTGCCAACCCATGGCGGGGGTTGCACCAACTTGGTGTGCAGAATAAAAAGGCGTATATCGCCAGGATCTTCCTGCTCCCCAATTTGTGATTCCCGACCAGTTTATCACTGTATTATCAAAATTGGCGTTTGTCCAATTTAAACCCATCGGAAATGCCGTTATCGGTTGGTTATATCCGCTTGGAACCTCCTGTGTTCCTCCTCCCGTCCCCGCCGTGGTAACGATAAAATGATCCGGAAGATAAATCAATTCTACTATTTCTCCACCAGTTGCTACCCCCTGATAGTTTGCTGCATTAGCATCTCCCGTCGTTAGCGTTTTTAGGCAAATCTGATGAAGCGTCTGATCGAGAATTTTTCGATAATCCATTTTAGGTATTGTTCCTCCGACGGGCAGGTGAAGATTCCCGCTTGCATCGGTCAGAATGCCCGAATCCTGCACTTTTCTCGTGCCATCAGATCCCATAGAAATAGCGTATTGAGCAAGAACATCATTAGAGGTTACTGGATTAGGTACATACACTCCAGAAGGTAATCTTGAATATCCCATAATTTTACTCCATTTTTAAACTACTCCAAAAGACCTAGGAATTTTATTTCTTCCAAATATTATCGCAGTTTTTGCACTTGTTTGTAATTTCCATATTAAAATTGGGTAGAATCTTTCCCCATTTTTCTTCATCGTACGCCCAACTTTCGCCGGGTGTAAAAATATCAGCATGAATTAATTTGCCGACTGGTATAATTTTAAATCTGATGCTGTAACTGGCATTTTCTACACCTCTTTAATTTATTCCGGCAATCCCTCCGCAAATCTGCGGAGTTAAAATATTTCTTGTAGTTTGTTCCACTTTTTTAAATTTTTATCATACTCTCCTCCCCATTTTTTTAGACAGTTTTTACATTTGCACTTTTTTGCACTCGAAGGATCGGCTATAAGTTCTTTGAGTTTATTCAAATTCACTTCTTGTAAAACCTCTTCGATACCCCCAAAAAATAATCCCTCTTCGAAGATATTTCCCGCTTCATCGTGATTTCTCCAAATCACGCTAATGGGATTAAAAACCTCTATAAGACTTGAGGATTTACAATATGGGCATTTCATAATTACTTCTCCTATTTTTTTAATCCCAATAAAATCAATCGGCTGCCTATTCCGATCCCATTTGCTGTATCACAAGCAAAGCGAATGGCAGAGATGTCCGCAACCGAAGCAGTTTTCATTAATAAACCCGAAGAATGAATTATATTAGAGGCTGCTGTTCTTCGGTTTTGTATAGATTCAAGCCAGGGTTTTCCGTCCGCCCTTCGCCTAATGTTTTTAATATCCCATGATGCGTATTCTCCCGATTCGATGTATCCAATCGTATTTTCATTGAGTCGGCTCGTGCTATTTGTAGTTCCGTAAGAATTATGGATTTGTGAATAATAATTGGTGTTTGTATAATCTGCTTCAAAAAATAATTGATATTGATTTCCCGTCCCGGAGGTATTGTATATATCTGCGAAGATTCGAAATTCATAATAATTCGTAAGACTGACTGCGGGGAAATCATAATTTGAAATAGCGGCTCCGGATACAGAATAATCCAGTATAGGCTCCCACGTTCCGGGAACTGTCGTAAAAAACAAAACCAAAGATCCGTTTGTTGCCAACACTTGATTCGCAGATCCATCGACAAGCGGCAGAGTCCAGGATCTATTTGCTGTAACAGCCCCGGATTTCAATTCTGAGTAAAAGGTTCCGGCAGGGTTTTTCATTCTATAGCCAGCAGAGGCGGGGAGAATCAAATTCCCGCTTACATCCGTCGCTATTCCGGACGCCTCTTGAACCTTGCGGGTAGAATCTACGCCACAGAGGAGGAGATATTGAGCGAGAACGTCAGCCCCGGTTAGAATCGTAGAATCAGCATGATTCGCGTTAATTCTGTTATCAGCCACTATGTCTTATCTCCTATTGTTTTATAATTCTGCATTAGCTGTCCAATGACATCCTGTTCCTGCAATATTTCCAGTTATTGTATAACTAAAACTGGATTCTCCTGCAATCCCTACAGATCCAGCAGCATTATCTGTTTTTGCTCCAGCAGCGTCAAAAGTAGATATTTTATTTATATTTCCTGCATAATCATAAAGAATAGGAGTTACTGCTATTCTTTTTTTTATTTTGTAAGAAATACTATGTTGATGTAGTCCATTTAAAAGAGCACCCAAAACATTTATAATAAATCCATTATATGTTGCAGTACCAGGAGGAACCGCATCATCCCAACTATTTTCATAATATCTCTGACATAATGATAACTCTTCAGCATAAGATCGTGGCTCGAAAGCAGTAGATTTTGTCCCTAATTCAAATTGTAACTCTGTAAAATAAAAGTTTTTTAAGGTTATTGCACCACACTCTACTTTTATTTCAATCTCTACACCATTTGAACAATCACCCATAGATATATTTTCATACTTTAAATCAGTTTCTGTAGAACCTAAAACTGAAATCGATCCACTATTTGAAATTGCTGTTACTGTACTAAACTCATCTAATCCGTTTGCTTTTCGGATATATACAGTATAATTTATCGCTCCTCCAGTATCCTGATAAACCTTTGAAGAAAAAGAAGCTATTTTATTTTTCAATTTAATAGCATCCTTAGACTCCATTCTATATCTTAGATAAACTATACCAGTTCCAGTTAATGTTAATGCATAAAAATGAAAACCATACCCAGTAATCCCACAAGGAATACCAGATCCTTGAATCAGTGTTCCAGCAGAAACAGCAGTTCCAGTTGACATTCCATAAAATCTATCAGCACAAATACCATAAATATCTTTTACTAATGTATGATCAGAAACTCTTTGATTAACCATACCACCACCATTAATCAAAAAGTTTCTACCAATAAAAGGATTTCCTGCGATAGTTATTCCTACGAAAGAAGGACTTGCAGAGGTCAAAAGACTCTGATCATGTGTATATCCATTTACAGTTTGTGCATTTCCAGCCGTTGAAACAACAGATTGATAATATGCTGTTATAATATCATTTGTTATGGGAGCTGTAACAAAAGTAAAAGTTCCAGATCCAGGAGTAGTTTCAGCCCAATCATTAACTCCTGTCCCCTGCGCCTGCATTTGTCCATTAAGAAAAACTTGCAGAGTTCCAGAAACATATTTTGATTGTGAAGTTGTGAAAACTTTATTAGATCCATTAACAGTTCCAGATAAAAGAGAATAAGTTCCATTATCTGGAGTCTGATCTATCTGATAAGATCCAGATCCTATTATTGATCCAACTTCTGCACCACGAAAGTTAAAGAAATATCCAGCATCCACTGTAACCATCAATAATACAGGCTTAGATATTTGTCCAACTACTCCTGTATCCAGTGGGTCTGTTGATGTTAAACCACCCGCTACTGATG